GAACAGTGAATAGATTTATTGCGAATTGAAAATTCAATCGCTTCGTTGTGGTCTGGCATGTTTAGTTTAAATAATTTATTTATACATTTAATTATAAATCTGTTGTATATATAATAATATTTGTTTATCCATACGTTTACTCCATCGCAATGTATAACCAATGATGATTTGTTTGCGCATTTGAAATAAACCGAGCGAACAACTCTTTTGGTGTTGATGTTGTATTTGATTGAAAAGTTTAAACCTGTTAGCGATTGATGATTTTCCTGTGAATCATCTGCATTAAAGTATCCCATAAACGCATAATGAAATAAATCGTTATTGAAGAACCAATGCGAAAAATTGCAATCATAGATATCTTTTTTTGTATATATTTTATAATAAAATTTGATTGATAATATATCTTCTTCATCAAAATCAAATGCATAACCGTCAAGAGTTTTATATTGCTGTTTTAAATGACTAGAAAAGTCAGCAAATCGCGAGAGATCAGTTGATGCTTTGCGGTGAATCAGGTATTGACGAATGTTCATTTTTTATATTTTCAAAAGAAGGAACTACTTTATTGAATTTGTTTTTAGTTTTGTTATAAAGTTTAAGCCATCCAAACATTCTACCCATCAATGGAAGGAATAAACAATTGCTTGGGTCAATTCCATTGTCTAACGAAAGGGCTGCGATTGCACACCCAATATTCATTGGTACGGGCATCTGCTCTTGAAGCCTTAAACAAAAATTTGTGTGATTATCTATCAAGTCGGCGAAATTTGTTATAAGGTAAATTACTCTTGCATCTTCTTGCTTGATTGACGGATGTCCAAAGCCGGGAATTTTTATGCCATCATTTTCGCGCACAATATCTATAGGGTTTTTGTGGTAATTGCTTGATATAAATTCCGCAATTTGATTGATTGGAAGATGTTGATCGGTTATACAGTTTAGTCCCGCCGCAAGTGCATGTGGCAAATCGGAACCACAATTTGCTGCAAGAGCAACAACTGCCGAGCTTGGCGGTTCATTGTCAATCGGAAATTCAACAAATACGCTTGCTAGCGCATCGAATAATCGACGCTGTTGCTTTGTGTATACTTGTTTGTCGATTAAATATTCTAATACTTGATCAAAAAACATCTATTTTTCCCTTAAATTTAAATGATATTAAATCTGCGTCACAGTTTAATTGTTTAGCGACCTTTTGAGCGTTTAGCAGTGAGGCGTTGTTTGTTGTGTATATTTCAAACATACAACTATCAAAGCCTCTTAATTTTAATTCTTTAACTAAAGACAATCTTAAGCGACTTCCGATTCCAAACTTTCTAAAATCTGGGTGAACTATGGTAACAATACCGTGCGCTATTTTGCTTTTTGTGTCATAAATTTTATGTATTTGCGTAGAACAACAAGAAAATCCTACGCAAGTTTCATTGAGAATACATGCGAAGGATGGGTCGTCATTAAATATTGTTTGAAACACTTCATGTTTGTAAAAGCTTAGAACATTTTTTTCTGTATTTTTTAATGAACATAACCCGTGTATTTCTTCGTTGTTTGATATTGAATGTCTGATTATTTCGAGCACATCTTCTTCGTGATCATGAGATAATGGCACTATCTGGGCTTTGTCCATAAATGATGTTATATTTAAGAGGCTTTATTTTCCATAAAATTCATTATCTTTCTTTTTTTGAAAAGAAAAGATGATTGCAGCTAATAATCCAAAAGCCAAAAAGTCACCTGTAAAAAATTCAAAATATGAAGACGCGATAATTTGTATCATCTATATTCTTTTCTTAACAAGCGCCAGCGATCTGAATCAATAGACTTGTTTCCATCATCAATGGCATACAACATTTGGATAATTTCGTCAACATTATTATAAATGTATTTATGAGGAAACATACCAAGCATCCATAGCGGAGTCTTTGCTTTGCCACCTTCCATACTTACGAATACAGGTTTTTTTTCTCGAACCGCTGTGACAATTTCTTCAGCACTGCCCCAGCTTGCTACTTCAGGCACAAGATGCGCAATAATAAAATCACTACGATCTACCAAATTTAAATCGTATGCACGCACGGTTTTCATTCGCTCGGTTACTCGATCATATTGCTTGGTACTCATCCAAGTTTCCATTTCTTGGCGACTAGCTTCGTCCTCTTCTACATCTTTAATGAAAGGTTTCTTATATGGATCAAAGCATGTAATACTTAATGGTTTAAGTTCTTCTGCTACATGATCTCTCCAGTTACGACCGCTCACATACTGCATGTGACCCACTAAATAACATTTAGTTCTGTACAATAGATTTTTCATGCTTCAACTATAACACATAGCTGAAGGTATGTCAAGTATTATCTTGTTGCGTGAATGTGAAGTTTTGCGTCTTCTGGGAGATCTGCCACAAATGAAACTTTAAAAGATGAAGTTGTTGATTCGCTAATTAAATAAGAAACAATAAAGTTTTCACTTTCTAAACTTGTTGACAGTATAGGTGGAGCAACAAATGCTTCTGGGTATGTTATTTCAAATGAAGACTGTCCTGATGCAAGATCTTCAACTAAGGATATTGTTTTTGTTTGTCTAAAAGACGCTCCTCCTGTTGGTTTTGCGAGAGTGTGAATCTTGTACGAATCATTAGGTATATTACTTGCAAAATTAACTGTATAATTCTGATTTGTTACATTCGTAATAAGGTATGGCACGGCTACAGATCCAGATCCCTGAAGGTCCAGAGTTACAGATGGGGGGCTCTCGAAAGTTTTTGGAAAATCTATATTATACTGAGAGATTCCTGAAACTAATGAAAGGGTGAAATTGACAGACTCTTCTGGATAAGAAGATATTTTTACAAACCCACCTGCATCATCTGATACATATAAATTATTAAAATATCCATCTCCATTTACCGTAAGAGCTCCCGATGAAGATGTTGTGTTTATCGACAGCGACCCAGTACTGTCAATATTCATGGTTTGGCCGCTGACATCTATATTGATTGAATCATTTGCTGCGAAATTAATTTTACCCGACTCGAATTGAATATAAGTATCTAAATCATCTTTGTGATAAATATAATCTTCCACAGTATAAGAATCCACCCCCAAACCTCCACCAAAAGAACACTCATCAATGAAAGTTTTTGAACCTCTAATTTCTTGGTCTCCACTTAACAAAACTGATGTGTCAAGTATTGATTTTTTTAAATTTTTAAATTTTATTTTTTCATTACTTGCTCCTGAAGATGCCACCATAAAAAGAACGTCGTCATCTTGATTGCCAATATTTGGGTCAAATCCAGAAGGAATGAAGGATGAATCAAAAGAAAACAAGCTCGTTGCTTCGTCTAAGTTTGAGATTCTATTATTTGTTGCCATTTTAATTGCTTTCTTGAGATAAAGTATGTATTGTATAATTTTGATCCACTTGTGATTCAAAACGAATAGTATATGAATTATTATTTACACTAGATATGGCGTGCGCAACAATGTTATTTGAGCTCTCCACTGAGGCGTGTACAGAAGGAGTGGATGAATATACAAAAGGAAAGTTGATTGTATGGGTTAAAGATTGAGCGGATAGCTGTGTGTGAAAACGTTGTATTGTTCGAGCATCAGACACGCTACTTTCGCTTGAGTCAGGAAGAATAGAGGGGCTAAATGCTGACACATGCAAAGAGTAATCATTTTCTGTAATTGCTGAATCGAATTTAATTTGAAAGCTATAGGTGTTAACATTCAATAAGATAAACGGCACATATGCTTGAGAATTTTCGCGAAATAAGTTTGCAGTTATAATTGGTTTATATTTAAAAGTTTTCGGAAGATATACTGTGGCAAGCGCTGTTCCCGCCTCTATTTTATGATCAAAACATACCGTTTCATCCTCTAGGTCTTCAAGTGGTAACTTGTTATAATTGCCTTTTATATTTTTTACATAAGTATTATTTATGTATGCGTCACCATTAATATTTAATGCTCCTTTATTTGTGTCTGTGTTGATGTTGAGACATCCACTGTTTGAAAAGTATACGTTTTTATTTTGATCAGAATAAAATGAAACTTCTTTGTCTGAATTTAAAAATAGTTTACCTTCTTCAAATCTTGCCGAACAAGATCCATCTGATTCATCATTGATATATTCATCGATGTATAGGTTTTGATAGGAGACTGCGTCTTGCGTTTTTAAGAAACATAGATCCATGAAAACTTTTGATCCAGATATCTCTTGCTCACCTTCAGTTAATAATGAATTATCTATATTTGATTTTTTTAAATTTTCAAAAGATATTTTTTGATTAGACGCATTCTCTATTGCAGTCAAAAATAAAATATCGTCATGATCTGAGCCAAGTGTGGAATTATTAGACGCAGATACCGCCTCTTTAATGCAGTCGGAGAATAATCCCGAAGTTTCTTGCAGTTCTGATATTTTTTGATTCGGCATAACGAGCAATGTTTATTACACTAAACAGTATAAATAGTGTAATATGATTCGTGGCACAAGGAACAATTACTCGTTTAACTTACGAAAGGCTTGGTATTTTACTAACCGATGCACCTGCGTACAAAGAGAGCGGAACTAAATATAGTGATTTAATACGTATACAAAGCATGGATTATAGCTTCTCTCATGAAGCTGCAGACATAAAGGCTGTTGGTAGTGATAAACTTGTTACGAGGAGCGGGCAAAGTCCAATTATTAGAGCCCCCTCCGTTGACTGCAATATAGAGTATTTATTTTCAGAAGGTCAAAATGAAATTGCCGCAGGTCTTCATATGGGTAGGAATGATAGTGTCATTAAAAATTATGTACAAACATCTTCTACTGATGATATTAATATACTTGTTGTTGCTTCTGATGAAGATAGCCATAAAGATCTTTCTTTCTTAAATAGTGAGTCTGATTTTGAAGATTATAATGTTATTGGTATTGGTAATGCATTTTTAATTAATTATGCATATAATGCTTCGGTCGGTTCATTACCAACCAGTTCTTTAAGTTTTGCTGCGAGCAACATGAAGTATGACGCATACTCTGCAAGCAGTCGACCAACTTTACCCGCTGTAAAGCTTGGCGTGAACAACATTAACTCTACTGAGGAGGTTCATTTAGATGTATCAAAAATAAAAGACCATAGCCACGATCGAGAAAATCAAGGTTATGTATTTGATCAACATTTTAATCCAGAAGTGTCTGCGATAAAGCCTGGTGACATAAAAATAACGATGACAAAACAAAGCGGAGGAAGGGGGGGTGCAATTCTTGATTCTTTGTCTGCAGCAGTTCAAGACATATCTATTGATCTGCCTATACCTCGCCAAGATATTTATGGAATGGGTAGTAATTATGTTTTTAATAGAAAATTAAAGCTTCCAATAATTGGCTCGCTATCTGTAGGCATGGTTCTTAGGGGATATGCTCAAGATCAGGTTGACTCGTTTTTAACTCAAACGGATGTATATAATATACTCGTTGAACATACCACGCCAAAAAGAGTTGTTGGTAATCAAGGGGAAACTTTGGTTGAGAATCTTTATTATTATATTGCTGTTGAAAATAATGACTGGAGGAGAGTTTTAATGGAGTCGTTTACTCATTCCATCTCTGGAAGTGTTGGAGACACTGCTTTTAGTAATGACGGTAACTTTTATTATGTTTGTATAAACGGTTTTACTTGGGGAAGAATAAATTTAACAAATTCAAGTGAGTCGTTTTCTGGTAATATTGCTTATTCTTATAATTTTATATACGTTCTGGATGGAACTACTTGGAAAAAATTCTCCGTCAATACAATTGACTTTGATTCTATTGGCTCAGGAACCGCATTAAATATTTCTTCGGGTATAGCTTTTGAAGTCAATAGAGCTCAATTAAAAAATCAGTCGTACAGTCATGCGATTGGATCTAATGTTCAAGTAGATAGCGCTATGACTTTTGATGTTACTAAAACCGACGGACTGAGGTTGTATTTTAAATAATAAAAAACCCCCGACCGAATTAACAGTCGAGGGTTTTTTAAGAACAAGCTGTTATATTATAATTATGCGAAATACTGGTGAATGCCAGTTGCGTTTCTTGATCCTGAAATAAAGATTCCGTTAGATTGATCTTCTGGACCTCCGACTTGAGCTGTAAACGTAAGATCTACGCTTTTATTATCTCCAATTGAAGAGCTGAACGATTCTCCTTCGAGTCGAGCTCCTTTCACTGTATACTGCATTGCGATTGGACCATTTCCGCTTTGAGTGGGCTCTCTCATTGTAAAAACAAGATCGTGTTCCTCTTGATCAAATAGCATGTCTGCAACGTTTCCTTCTTTGAGGTCAGAAAGAATTGCGTTTACTGACACAGATATATTTACTGGAAAATCTGTTACTTTTGCGTATCCATATGGATTTCCAAGACGATTAATGTTACTGCGGCTTATTGGCAAATCAATGCTAAAGCTTTGAACATGAGCAGATCCAGAACCTTCATAATCATCTGTAGGGTCAGCAGAAGGTAAAAGTTCGAATTCACCTGCGCGTCCTCCAGCTCCAAGCTTTAAGGATATATCTCCTGGGCGCAAGCATGAAATTCCCTCATCTCCAAAACCTTCATTATTTCCTGTCCAGACGTCATCTGTACTTCCCCAGATTCCATCATTACCAATTAAAGCCTCTCCTTTTCCGCTAACGGCATCTGGAAGAGAGAACTCAACACCTTCTACCTCATAACCGTGCGTTGTGTTGATAGAGGGAAGTGTTTTGTTTTCAGTTCCGTTGTAACTACGAAGATTTAAACCGTCAATCGTTACACTTGCTGTTGGCATTCCTCCTACAGCCGCCTCGATCGAGTAATTAGATACAAATCCATTACCAAGCGCAATAACGCTTTTTGAGGCGTCAGCACTGGCATTGTTTACTGCATCTGTACCTTCTGGCGTTGTTAAAATGAAAAAGTTTTTACCGCCTGGGTTTTCAGCAGAATTTGATTTGCCAAGAAGTATTTCGTCTGCTAGGGATGAAGTTTCACCACCAACATCAAAACCTAAAAGGCGCTCATTAATTCCATTCGTTAAGTAGTAAGAAAAATCTAGCGTTACTGTGGGCGGTTCAATTGATACACTATCAATACGAGCGAGTTGGCCAAATTGATTTACATCTTGACGATTAACGCTAAAACTATAGTTTGCGCTTTGCACTCGACGAAGCTGCATAATTCCTGTTTTAACATCTCCTCCTGCAGCTGTAGCGGCGGTTTGTGCGGTGCCTTGCGTTGCAAAACCTGTTCCGTTTACTGTGAAGTGATGACCTGTGGCGTCTACTGTACCAGCGTATAATGCCTCACTTTGATAAATTACTCTTGCTCTATTTGCCATGATATGTATAAAATTGAAGTTAAATTTCTGCTGTTAATTACATTTTTTAAGTATTAAAGGGAAATTATGATCTAGGAAATCTTAAGTTTGTGATTTCAAAGTCAACGAATCCCACAAAAAGAGATGGATCAATATTTTTACTAACGCGGTCACTAAGCTTGGAGCAGCGCACATCTTCCACATGAAAAAGATCACGCCCTTTACTGTGAATTAATGTCATATAGTTGAATCCTGTTGTGTCTCCGTATTCAGTTAATGGATAATCTGAAAAGTCTACTTTTTGAAATACTTCATTCTTTGAGTCGGCAAAAACCGACATTGCTCCATCAAGTTGATAGGTGTTTTCAGCGAAAACTACGCAACGAATGTTAGTGCTAGTTTTATCTTCTCCGCCAAATGCAAATGGCTCGTTTTCAACCAATTCAGGGTTTACGAAAATTGCAGGAACAACTTGTTTGTGAGGCGCAATTCCTGAAAGTTCTTGCTTGAACCTCCCATTAGAATCGAATTTGCTCTCCACAATGAGCTGCTCTTCAGTTTGGTTTGTAATGTACCAATTAAACTCTTTCACAGAATATGCGCCGCTTAGGGCGCTATTATTCGCACCAAAAGATGCATCAAGTATCACTCGACCATCATCAAAATCAATAATTAATCCGTCCTCTCCACGATCAATAAATGAACCATTATTATATATTCCACTTGGAATCTGTGCTCCATCAATACTTTCATCGAATACCCATTGCTTGTGTGGACTACTATAAGTTACAAACCCCGAACCAAGTTGGTCATCAACTCCCATTGGGTAAAGTGGGGATACGTAATTTTGGAAAGCTTCTGCCTTATCCACGACGAAATTGTCGGCCCAGAGCATAAAACTTGTTGTTAATTCATGTTGAAATTGCGGTTTCATTTTTAAAAATATTTACTTGATACTCTTGATGCTTGTATTGAGTTTAAGTTTGTTTCGAATTGTTGTAATAATTGTTTTATGTATGGTATTTGTACACGTCCTCCCTCTGGTCGATTGCGATTTTGAAAACCAGCACCACTTCGGCTAGAGTTGATTCGTTTGTGCATGTATTGACCTAGATTGGGAATGCCGCGACCTTCAAGCTCACGCAGCCAACTTGATCCGCTGGCCCATGGTAGTGGAGTTGCTGCATACAAATCTTGCATTGATGGAGATGTGACCATGTAAGTCCACACAAATCCAAACGTGCCCATTTTGCGGCGGCGTATTATAATATCTGTTTTTGCTAGCATTTTTTCGATTGTGCTGACAGGATCTGCGCCAGTCTCAAAACCAATAAATCCAAAAAGATTTCCTTCGGGTAATGTACCACTAATATTAGAACTTCCTGGGCCAGATCGTAACTCTCTGGTTACTGCGTGACCTTCAAATTCACTCATCATTTTTTGTTTTGCAACGCGAAATTGCTTTTCAATCAATAATCTTACTTTTAATTGCAGTTCTTTATCTCTACTGAGTTGTCGAGCAATAGTTGTTTTGATTGATCTATTTAGTGGATTGGCCATTTGCTTCGATGGGTCTCAAAAATAGAGTTGTGAATTGTATTACATCAAACAATCCGTGTGGTCGCGGATCCGATTCAACATGAAACATTCTACCATCAAGTTCAACGCGTTTTGCTTCTTTTATATACTCGTAATCTTCTACTCTTAATTTGATGCGTACTGTACTGTTTGGATCTGGGCGATTAACTTTAACTTGCGCATCTGCTTCTCCAAAATATTCCAAACTGCGATCGGTGTCATATCTAACCCGCGCCTTGAAAACTTTGCGAACAGGAACATTTTCAACGCTTGGCGTATTTTTTCCTGCATTGCCGTACAGCTTGTTGAATCCTGGATCGGTACTGATAACAACTTTTTGCGCTTCTTTATATACAATAATTTCTCTTCCAAATGTGTCGTGAAGATCAATCAGGTTTGCCGCAATACTTGCTCGTTGAGAAGATGATAAAAACTCTGCCATAAATGTTTTTACACTAAAGAAAATTTTTTGTGTACTTCATTTCAAGGTATAAGGTTTAATGAACGCAGAAGACATTTTTAAAAAATGTTGTCACAGGAATACGGTTTCCCTTTTTAAGGGTTTCCTCGTAATGCTTGAGGACTTACATAAAGAGCATGAGATTAATTTCAATAAGTTAAGAAATAATCTTCCAGAGGGTTGTGTCCCTATTGTTGATCAAGCCGACTACTTTGATGAAGAAAAATTACAACATCTTCGCAAACGGACTCTCGATATTGGTAACGAAACAATTAGAAATATCATGGGAGATTTAGATAATTATACTATAGGCTTTACATTTAAATAATCATGTCAGAATCAGCAACACAAGAAAAAACGCTTCCTACAATGGATGATACTCGAAAGAAATTACGTGAAATTTATAGTTTTACGTTCGAAAAAGAGGAGAAAGTAAAACGTACTGAAACAAGTAGCGTAAAGAATCCCGAAACAGGAGAACAAGAAGAAGTGTCCGTAACCAAAGAGGTTACAGATAAGGTTCCCTACCGCATCGTGATGAAGCAACCCACGCGTCGCCAGATTGAAGAGGCTGAGCTTGAGTTTAGTGTCGAGATGAGTAATTGTATTAAGAAAGGTGTGTTGACGAAAGCTATGCTTGCCAAAAAGTATAGTGACACAGGTGGACTGCTTGCCGAAGAAGATGCAAAAGCGTTAACAAGTATGTATGTTAAGTACGGCGAACTATCTCAAGAAAGCGAAAAGCTTGGAATCAAATCATCCACTCTCAATGAAAAAGATACTGAGCGCATGAATGACATCGCAGGAGAAATTGCTACTTTGCGAAAAGATATTGTTAATGTTGAAACATCATATTCTAATTTATTCAATCATACTGCCGATGTTCGTGCAGAAAATAAAGTTATACAATGGTACATATTGAATCTTACATTTTTACAAAAATCAGATGAAGAAGATATGACTCCGTTGTTTGCGGGCAATGACTTTGAACAAAAATTACAAACCTACTATGAAATGGAAGAAGAAGGAGATGAATTGTATGACATTGTGGGAGGAAAGATTGCGGCGCTCTATAGCTTTTGGTATTACAGTAGTGGTGCAGTGGGCAAAGCTGATTTCGAAAAGCTTGACAACGACATCGAAGAAGGAAATATATAATGCGTGGAATCGACGAAGCGCAGAAGAATCTTTAGGGACGTTGTTCGCGGCTACTCTAGCACGCTTTTCAACGACAAGCTTGTATATATAAAACATCTCACTCCACACGATCAGGTGGAGCTTGAGGAAATTGAAGAGCGTTATCACAACGAGGCATTGCGGCGCGGTGTGCCCACCGAGGCAGACATGCTTGAGTTTCTGAAGGGGGAAGGTCAATGGCTTGACGAAGACGAACGTGTGATCACCGAGAAAACTCTTTATCTTGAAAATTTAAAAAAAGCATTAACCAAGCTCGTGCTCAAAAAAGATGTTGATCGACAAAAAAGTGTGATTGCAAAAGAGGAAAAGTTGCTGCTCGAAAAACAAACACAGAAAATACAACTTGTTGGCAACACATGCGAAAAGTACGCGAAAGATCGACTCAATGATTTTTATATGATCAAGAGTTTCTTTAAAGATGCCGACATGAAAACAGAATTGTTCAGCGAAGAGGTGTTTGACGAGCTTGAAAATTACGACATCAAAAAAATAATCTTTACATACAACGATATCTTTCAAAGTTTCAGCGAAGAAAATATACAATATACAATACTAGAAGATTTTTACAATCCATATCTCAGCTTTGCAGAAGATAGTCTACAATTTTATGGAAAACCATTTTGTGATCTAACATACAATCAAATAAGATTGATCGTATATACTAGAGTGTTTAAAAATATATTTGACTCAAATGAAAATATACCTGAGAACATAAGAAAAGATCCCGCGAAATTGTTGGAATTTGGTAGCAGTTCAAAAGAAGAGCGCGACAAAGTGAAAGACAAACTTTCTCAAGGAGATGGCGGCACAATTGTTGGCGCAAAACGCGAAGATTATGAACAACTAGGAGTCAAAAAACAAAAGGGCGGAGTTGATCTACATGAGGAAGCAAAGAAAAAAGGTGGAACATTAAATATGGAAGATTTGATGAAATTGCATGGTGTGACATAATTTTGGTGTATTAATACCTTATCTAAGGAATAAGGAAATATGGCTATTGATCTTGATGTACATGGTAATACAAAACCGCTTGAAGCGGCGGTACAGGCGGCTGTAAATAGAATTCGTCGTCAACCAATTAAAATTACGGTTGATGACAAGGGCGCCACCCAGCCATTGGGCAACATGAAGCGTGGTGCTGATGAGTTTACCAAATCGATGGAAGCGGCGAATGCTCGTATTCTTGCGTTCGGTGCGAGTATGGCAATCATAAATGGTGTGGCTAATGCATTCAAGGGTATGGTCAAAAACCTTGTTGAGGTTGAGAAAGCTATGGCTGACGTTAATGTGGTCATGGGTTTGAGCGCTCAAAACTTGGAAAAATTTAGTGATGGACTTTTTAAAGTGGCAAAAGAAACTGGTGCGGCATTCAGGGTTGCTGCAGATGCCGCTACAGAATATGCTCGTCAGGGCTTGGGTGTTGAAGAATCTCTAAAAAGAACGAGAGACGCTTTGGTTCTTACTCGCTTGACTGGCATGGACTCTGCCGAAGCAGTAAAATCCTTGACTGCCGCGATGAACACATACGGCACACAAATCAAAGATACCACGCAATTGGTTAGTAAGTTTGCTGCTGTTGATGTTAAGTTTGCGGTTAGCGCCCAAGATTTTGCGGACGCTATTTCTCGTACTGGTCAATCTGCTCAAAGCGCTGGGGTGAGCATTGACGAGCTTGTGGGTATTGTAACTGCTGCTCAGCAAAAAACTGCTCGTGGTGGTGCGGTTATTGGTAATGCGTTGAAAACAATTTTCACAAAAACAGGAAAAACCGATACTCTCAATCAACTTGAAAATTTAGGAATCGCAGTTCGCGATCTTGAGGGAAATACAATTGGTGCACAACGCATACTGAATGATCTCGCCAATACGTTTGATACTCTTAGTGCTGCGCAAAAAGCTCAGATTACTCAAACAATGGGCGGTTTGTTTCACATCAATATTTTGAAAGCTGTTTTGAGTGACGCCGCAAAACAAAATGGTATCATGGCTGAGGCTACCAGAATATCTGCTGGTGCTACAGATGAAGCTATACAAAAGAATGAAGAGTTGCGCAAAACAATGTCTGCGGTTGCCACAGAAACAGGGCTCGCAATCAAACAAGTTAGTACTCAAATAGGTGAAATAGCACTTGCTCCAGGAATGGAAAAGATTCTCAACTCTGTTAAAAGTCTGGCAGAAGGATTGAGTGGAGTGTTGGGAGATGGAGAAAGTACTGGAAGTAGTTTTGCCACTGGCCTTCTTAAAGGTATTGGTAATGTTATTACTGGGCCAGGACTTGTTGTTCTCGCGGGTGTATTTTTTAAATTATTTGGTCAAGCATTAAAGTTTACAAAAGAAAGCTTGACATCGTTGGTCGGCGTAACAACCGAAAAACAAAAACAAAAAGCCATACAAACAAGCTTGGTTGCACTGTTTGGTCAAAATGCAGCGCTCAACAAAGAAATGTTGCGTACTGATATTGGTCGCACCGAAAAAGAAAAAATCATACTAGGCCTACTCAAGGCGCAAGTTGTAGAAGCTAAAGCGTTGAATACTTTAACTGCTGGCATGGCTGGCACATTGTATCGAAAAGGGTATGGCGCAAATTTAACACCTGTTGGTAAAAAAGCAAGTGGACACATTCCAAATTATGCAAATCCAGAACGCGCACAAGCTGCGCAGGGTGGATATGCCGCTGGAAGTATTCGAAGTATGAACATGCCTGGCGAAGGCCCAGTCATATACAACAGCGCAGAAACAGTCAAAAATTTCGCAGGCTTTAAACAACCCGCAATCATGCCACCACAATCCAGCAAGGCTGGAAAAAATTATCAACAAGCATTTGGTAATATACATGGATTCGATCCATATGCTGCGGGGGGATATATACCAAATTTTAAGAAATCGAAAGCGAAAACTAAGGAAAAAGCTGGGCCGCCTATTAATTTAAATAGTTTGTTTGGGTCGCAAATTAAATCTATGGGAGTTTTGTTAGGTTTTGGGTCAGAGGGACCCGCTAAAGGACAAAAGTATAGTCAAACCTATAATAGTTTACCTCCAAATGCTAAAGCGGTGTTAAAGAAGAAAAATATAGTTGATCGTGGTACATCGCAAGTAGTTGCAAAATTGCCAACCAAGGCTGTTTACGAAGTAACCGAAGCGGACGTTGGAAAGATTGGAGGGGTTTTAGGAAAAAGCGAATTAGAGAAAAAGCTTTATCACTATGTTGGCCGCCCTTTTGATAAATTTTCTCAAGCCATTGGAATGGATATGTTTGGAGGTAAAGTTGGTAAAGCTGGAATTAATGTTTTAAAGACACATATGGAAGGTTCTGTGCTGGGAGGTTTGTTTGAATCTGCAGTGAGGGGATCTTTAGATAATAAAAAAGTTAAAGATAGTCAAGCTCCTTTTGATTTCACCGGTTCTAACGCTGAGAATATTGCGGGGTTCATGGGTAACAAGAACTTGAGCCTGATTGAGGCAAAGTATAATTTATCTGCAGCAAAAGGAGGAGGTATTCCAAAAAAAGTTTTAAATTATATTTATAAAAATTCTAAGGGCTCAACTGAAGTTAGTCATACCAGTGACTTAATAACAAAAAAAGGTGAAGATATTTATGTGGGCGCCGAGAAATTTGACAATACAAATAAAGATCAAATTAACAGGCTGGAGGAAGCGGAGCTTCCTACTACTTGGCAAAAATTAAATAAACTATTTAACGCTAGCGGTTTTATTCCCAACTTCGCTGACCCATTATCTGATGCAATAGGCCGAGAAAAAGCGGCTGGCGTTCCAGTTTCACAAATTCGTGTGGGCTCACACGGCGCACTCATGAGCAAAGGAAATCCCCTCGGCCTCGGCGTAACCAATACACATGATGAGCCAAATGGTTTGCGTGATGTGTTTGGTGCGAATGGATTTGTGCCGAATTACTTTAACCCCCTAGACGGTATAAAAAGTTCTATAGCAAACACAAAATTTGGACAAAACTGGGAAAAAGCCACTACAGAACACGCCAAAAAAATAGAGAAGTTAAATCGCAGAATAGAGCAAAGAGTACAAGCTATACAAAAACATAATCAAGAGCTGTCGACACTTACCAAGGGTACTAGCGAGTATAGGGCAGCACAATCAAAACTTAAAAGTACTACAAGTAATCTAGATAAAACCAGAGCGAAATTGAGTGTTCTTGAAAAATCTTCAGCCACAGGAATCGGAGGTAGAATGGGAAGGTTATCTTCTGGCCTTGGGAGGGCTTTTTCAGGAAACACTGGTATGGCAATGATGATGGGAGCACCAATGGCCGCGGGTTTTTTACAACAAGGTGGAATGGGTGCTCAAGGAGGTAATCAAAGTATGTATGCCGCAGGAGGAGCCTTAACAGGCGCTGCTTCTGGAGCAATGATGGCAAGTGTGATCGCGCCAATGTTTGGACCCGGCGCACCGCTGGTGATAGCGCTCGGGGGTGCTGTTGGAGCTTATCAGGGTTGGGCGAGTGCAACCGAAGAAAATACAAAAGCTTTAAAAAATGCAGAATTAAAAAGGCAACAAGGGGTTGTTTCCTCTTTTGTGACTACAAGTCCAAAGTTTATGCAAAAATTTTCTAAAAACATATTTGATGATATGAGTCAAGAGGGTAAGCAGGTTATGAAGATGGCTGCTCCAAAGTACACAGCTACTACGCCTCCCGATATCAGTGAAAAGGATTTTCTTACAAGGGGCCCGAATAACCCAATATTTAAAATGAAAATACCTTTTATTTCTGACCTTTTTGGCCCGTCAGCAGGAGAGATAGATCAGATCACGAAATATCGTGAGCAAGGAGATCAACAAAATGAATTTCAAAAAATTCAAAAATACCAAGTCGGCACTATGAAAAAAGCTATAGGCTCTATGGGTGATGAAGAGTTTTTGCTACCATCTTATATAAAAGATAAAGAAGGGAAAATACAAAAACAGGATCAACCTGAACGACAAAAAGCATCTGATTATTTAAAGAAATTAGAAAAAATAGATTTTTTTAAAGTTGAGGATACAGGAGATGTAAAAAGAATTGAGGCGTTAAGATCTGCATTGTATAAAATTTATCAAGAACAAATCACTGCAGAGCACGATCAAAGTGAAGCAATAATTCTACAGTTAAATATTCAAAAAGTCATGCTTGAATCTCAAAAAAGAGCAAAGCAAGCACAGTTTAATATTTCTTCCTCCATGCAAGCCCAAGCAAGTAATCTATCTTTAATGGAAAAAACAATGGGTGGATTTGCAACCGAACAACAGAAGGCTCAATTTAAATATATTGGATCAATAAATAAAGCCGCCGAAACTTATGCATCTTCTGCGCAGCAAGCTGAGAACGCTTTTGAGTCTAATATGTTGGGGGTACTTAAGGATGATGATGTAAAAAGTAAAGTCAAAACCGCACTAGCAAAGAGAATTAAGGAAAGGGGCGGCGGAAAAGTAGACGCAAATAAACTTGATGTTTCAGATGAATTAATAAATCTTTCCCAAGAAGAAAGGCAGGAGATGTATAAAGAATTGAAACTTGGAGACGACATTACTAAAAATATAGAAAACCAAGTTACTGCTCGAGAAAACGCATTAAGCCTTGCAGCGCAGCAAGTAAATCAATCAAACTCAATTGCACAGTCAGAATTTAGAGTAAATGACGCTATTGCTAGAAGAAAAGATCTAATAAGTAATTTAAAGTCCGGCGGAGCCTTAATGTCTCAAGCGCTTGGTCATGCTCAAGCTATGCGAGGAATGGATGCACAAGTGGGCGCTGCACAAAGATTAACTAACGTAGGACCCGGATATCAAACACGTGCCGAGCAAGAAGCTTTTCAAATGAGGGAAAAACAAATTGCGCTAGAAGATCAAATAAAAACAATTCGAGAAAACGCCACAATAGAGCTTCAAAAAGAGCAAACTAATCTTGAAGAAATAAAAATGGAGGAGCAGCAACTTCTAGATTTAAAAGCAAAAAGAGATAGCTTTGTTGGGGCTGGTGCAGAACTTGATGAAGATGACTTAGCTACTTTAAATGGTTTAATTCAGACTGAAGATAAAAGAAATCAAGCAAAAGAAAAAACACAAAATGCTATAGACAATATACTCAAGAAATCAGAAAAAGAAGTATCTACCGCCGAAAAACTATTAGCTTTAGAAGAAAAAAGATTAGCCGCAAAGCGCGCGCATGAAACTGGCCCAGGTGCATTTGGCAGAGGAATGAGTGACACCACGAAATCAATGCGCGAACAAGTTAAAATGATGGATTACGAACTTGGCAAAAGAATACCAAGCGCTTTTGCCGACGGACTTGCCGGAGCAATGACCGAAGCAATCAATGGAACAAAAAGCCTAAAAGATGCATTGACTGATGCCGCGGTTGGATTTCTTGGAATGATTCAACAAGCAATGATGCAAAAAATGGCCTATCAAATGGTGGGTGCAACGGGATTATTCTCTCGAGGTGGAAATGTTCGCAAATATTCAAAGGGTGGTGGGGTGCCTGCAATGGTAAGCAATGGTGAATATGTTATGGGTCGCGATGCAGTAAATAAATATGGCGGATCATTCATGCACGGAATGAATGCTGGCGGACGCATACCTGGATTTGCTAGTGGAGGGTCGGTAGAAAATGATTTATTATCAAAAGGAAAAATAAGAAGAGAAGGTGCGCCAGGAGGTCCCGCAGCGCAAGGTTCTGCACTGGCATCTAATTTTGGAGGAGGACGAGGATTTGATTCTGGTAGATTATATCAAAGAAAAGCAATGAGCGGCTCTTTTTACGCTCAATCTGGAAATGTAGGATTGGGAGAAGATACAAGCGCAATACAAGCAATACTTTCAGAAGAAGAACGTCTTCGTCAAGAAGCTGAAGCAAAACGGCAAGCCAAAAAAGCAAAACGTAGACAGTTGCTGGGAATGGTTGCGAGTATTGGATTGATGTATGGATTGGGTAAAATGAATTTGTTTGGGTCAAAAACTCCTCAAGGAAGTATGTCTGCTCCGACCCGACCAGGTAGCGTTGGAGCTTGGTTTCTTAACCCAACAAACAGATACATGGGCGGCCCAATTCGCAAATACGCCAGCGGCGGACACATCGCAGGAAAATCTGGCATCGACCAAATTCCCGCAATGCTCAGTGAGGGAGAATATGTTATTCGTGCAAGTAGCGCTCGCCAAATTGGCAAGCCAATGCTTGATCAAATAAATGCAGGTAAATTTAATGAAGGAGGACCTGTCAGCGAAATCGGAGGTTCAAGTGAAACCGGATCGACTGGTGGCAACACAAACAACATTAGTATTTCTGTGAATATGGAACGTGGTTCGTCAAATAAGCAGCAACAACAAGATGATTCAAGCGGGCAAAATCCTGCAGATAAATCAAATGAAGAGCAAAGTAATGCTAAGCTTGCAGAACGCATCAAACAACAAGTAGTTTCCGTAATTGTGGAGGAACAACGTCCAGGAGGTTTATTGAGTGATTAATTATGAGTTATTCAAACTATGAACAAAAAGTCATTATTAATGGTTATGAATTACTTGGAGTTCAAAGTGTTGATGGTAATTATGGTATAAGCGAAAAGCCTGTCAGGGTTGCTGGAGTGGGATTTATTGACGCAGTTATCGATAGTCCTCTTGAGGGTAATTTTAGTATCAATAGGAAAATGGTCAGCAATGACCCCTTGATTGAAAAATCTGGAAGTCAATATTTATATGATGAACAAGAAATTAGCGGCGCAATACTATACGACAACGATACAAAAGGTTTTGGTTTCACAAAAGGTAGAATGTCTAGATATACAGCTAGCTGCTCTGTAGGCGAAGTTCCTGATGTACAGGTTGATATAACTGTATATGGAGATTTGGGTAGCGGAGTAAGTATGAACTCCCCTTCAGAAACACATCCTCCTGTACAATACCCAGATCAATCTGGTATGCGCGTCACGGTTAGTGATTTTTCGATTGATGCGATAAGCGACTTTAGTTTTAGTAGAACTATAAACACCCAACCTTTCTACGCTATTCCAAAAGGTGATTCCTCGGATTGGACTAACGGTACAGCTGGAACTAAAAATTTAGAACCTATACAAATCGACACACAATACCCTATAGAAACTGATATTAATTTTACTATAATTGCTGATAATTATGAAGTTCGTGAAATAAAAGATAGAATACAAGCTGCTCCAGAGAGTGATGTTAAGATAGAAATATTTGATTCTATTAGTGGTACATTAATAAATGAATTTATTGGTGAGAACGTGAGGTTGATTAGTGAGAGCATAAATAGTACTACAGAAGAAGAAATGAGTATCTCTTTAACATATAAGGGATATAAAACTTTGCACAATTCATAATGACCACTCCACTTTTAAGATTTGAAGATAGCAAGGTTGCTATTGGTGGAAAGAACTTATTTGCAGATAGCGCAGGTTTATCTCTAGCTCCCGCGCTTGAGGTTGAAAGAGTTTATGGAGATTATGATGCAAACTTGGCGGGAGCAAAAACTCAATTTGTAAATTTTTCACCAACCAACGGGCTAAAAGGTAAATTAGATGTTTCTTTTTTTATATCCGCCGAACAATTTGCACATGGAGGAAATCCTAATACGATACATAGAATGTTTGAAATTGCAGAAGGTATGAGCGAGGTCCCTATTCATCAAAATAGAGTTGGTCGATATGCTTTTGATAATATGTATCTTACTTCATTTACTTTTGATATGAGTCCTTTTCAAATTATAAAAGCTAGTGCAAGTTATGATATATATGGAAGTGTTAATAAGGTAATAGATACAAGATTCAGTAAAAGTCAAATTGATTTCGCGCACTCATTAAAGTCATTTGGAGGATTGTCCGCAACAGGAATAACTGATGAGGAGTTTGAGATATCTAGTTTGAACTATAATATAATTGTTGGGCGAAAAGTTTATAATCATATCAGGGGTAATGAAGGCACAATTGTAAATACCTCTCCGAATGGAGTGGTTCCTGTTAGAGTTTCTGTAGAAAATATCGAAAAAGAAATGACTATAGGATGCAGTGAAATGCTTGAAAATTTAAACGCATACGGTGATAAACAAGATTCAATGACTTCATCAGGGCTTCCAGATTCTAAAATTGAAGCGTTTCTCTTATCTATGCAGGGTGATAGAATAGCTAGATTTTCTGCGTCAGGTAAGATACAGTCTGAATCTATGAGTATTGCAGAGGGAAAACATGCTGATGGAAAAATAACAATAAAAGAAATAGTTAAATGATAGATAATTCAAACATATTTAGTTCTGAATATTTAACTAACACTTCTAATTATAGCGGTGTATTCCAAACTGGAACAAGTTATAAAAAATTTGATTTTGTTCATGATACTGGAGATGGATTGTTTTATTATGCTAAAGAGAATGTTGTATATGGAGGAGGCGCGCAAATATCTGGGGCGAATCGATTGACTTTAGTTCCTGGCGGGTCATACACAAGTGAGGGTGATGCTCATTTTATAGTTGACACGCAAAATCAATTAGAGAATTTAGGAGCTTCTTTTGAGGTTGGACAGATTGTTTCTCTGCAAGGTTCAACTGGCACAAATGATGGAACCTATAAAATACTATCCATAGAGAAAGATTTATTGTCTGTAAATTATGACAATTCAATTACTGGATCCTCGATGACAGTTATTGGGTTAAATAATAATGATTCAATCGACACTTTGGAGGTTGCGAGTGCAAACATATTGAGTTTATCTGAAATAAATATATCTCCTGGAGATAATGATACGGTTTGGTCTAGAGATTCGTTTTTCTTTGACGCAGATTACGGAAGCAATGTAAGTTTTAAGGCAAACAATCATAAATATCAATATGGAAATGGATATTACATACTTCAACCAAAAAACATTAATAGCCTGAGTATTGAAGTTAATTTAAAATTTAAAAATCGAACAAATAGAGAATCAAATGCAATAGTTCACTTTTTAGAAAATCATCAAGGGCAACAAGAGCAGATAAATATTTCTCCAAATTTAATATATAGTCAGGGTATATCAGGTTTTCGGTGGGACGAATCTTCAACCTTTCACCCCTATGCTTCAATAGGACTTCAGGCAAAAAGGTTTACCTGTGGCGAATGGAATCATAGTTTAAATTTTGAAAACAGTAATGATATAGAAGTTAAGCTGAGAAATTTGGATTCATCTATCCTTCAAAAAACAAGCGGTTTGTTTGTATCTCCTATAGAGGCATATTCTGATTCTAGAACTTACGAGAAAAATGATGCGGTGTATAGCACGGGTAATAAGCGTCATTATTATTGGAGTGGTGATTCCAGTTTGAGTGGATTTGCTCCGTCACAAAATAGATCTGAGTGGAGTAGAGCCGGGGGTTTTTATCAGGATATAAACACGCAGTATTGGACGCGCGATTTTTTCTGGAAACCCTCCCTTGGTTTGAGCGTGAGTCAAAAACCAAGAATGCAGGATATCGGTGTTGGCGATGCATATATACAAATATTTAACGATGGAATTAATGAAAGTTTACTGACTCTTGATTTGGATTTTAATAATCGCAATGATTCTGAAGCGAGATCTATTATTCATTTTTTAGAGCAACATTATGGTTGCGTACCTTTCGGTTTTACTCCTCCGGCACCCTACGAAACAAGGCAAAATTTTGTATGTCAAGAATGGAGCCATTCTTATAATTTTAAAGGTAATCATAGTATAAGTGCTAAGTTTGAGCAATACCCCTTTAATTTAGAGGGTCAACAATATGATTCTATTAATCCCGTTCCTTTTATTAATACTGGAGAGCTAATATTTACTTCGCCTTTTATTATGAGAAGTCAAGATTCACAAGAGCGGTTATCAATATATAATCCGTTTAGATCTAAGTTCCTGTTGAAAAATATTGGTGATACCCCTATCGATTTAAGTTATTGCTCTATATCCGGCAGAGAGAATCTACAATTTTCAATTCTAGGTCAAGAAAATAATGATGTACCAATGGTTTCAAAAAATTTAGTTGCTAGTGATTATGAATACACTCTACCTTTACAAGGAACGCTTCCAGCAGAATCAGGATTAAGCAATAGTTCTTCCACAATCGATTTGCACGGAGCTAATATTAGACTTAGGAAGGGGTTTTTGGGGGGAGATGAGGGCGGGTATATTTTTGAGCTTCAAGACAAAACAAGATCATTTATTCAATATAATGATGGACTAATCCGCGATCTTGGTAATGCCGATTATATGCTGCAAACTAATTATTTTATAAATTATGACTTTATTACTGGGAATAAAACAAGCATTTTAAATGCGCAGGAGTCTTCTGATATAGAAATTATTTACCAAGGTGCAGATGAAAGTGATTTATTTTGTAACTTACTTGATATAGACGGAGACAATTTGATTTATATGACCGACACCAATCCAAGTACTGAAGGTGGGAACATATTATTAAAAGAAGCTAGTAGATATTATGAGCAGGAAATATTAATAAGTGGAAATTATTTAAATAGCCCAAAATCTGGAGATGTGAGAATATACCTAAATATATAAAATGAGTAGCCAGTCAGCAAATATAAATAAACAACTAGTTTCTTTGGTTCCTGATTCCTTAATTGATTTATATGAGATTGATTTTAGTAATCTGCAATCTAATTTTGAGGAATTAAAGAATTTGTATGATATAAATTTAGGGGTTGATACAGTATATCGATTTTGCCCTATGAAAAATGGAGTTAATCCTATTATTTGGCAAGGATTTTCTTATCAACCTTTACCTATTAGAACTGATGGTTTTGAGTCTCAATCAGACGGAAAACTTCCTAGGCCAACTTTAACTCTCGCAAACCCTGAGGGGTTATTTTCTAAAATTTTAAAATCAAATCAAGATTTTGCGAACTGCAAGGTAGTGAGAAAAAGGACATATGCAAGATTTCTTGATGAGGTAAATTTTCAGGGAGGCGTAAATCCTTTTGGTTCGTCTAGCGAAAGTTCTTATCTGCCTGACGATGTTTTTTATATCAATAATAAAAAAATAGAAAATAAAAAAGTTATTGAATTGGAGCTAGTATCTGCTCTAGAACTCGAGGATTCTTTTATTCCTGCAAGGGTAGTTTTGTCTGGTTATTGCAATTTTACCTATAGATGCAGTATTGGTTGTGGATATAAAGGTTTACCGATTGAGACGTCAGAAGGAAAAAGTTTAATCAAAGGTTTTGCTGTTAACAAAGAGAAAATTGGAGATCAATATGACACTGGTATTGTAGATGCTTCGATCTATGGTGGAAATATAAGTAATGTGGATTATTGGAACAAATATGGGAAAGACGGAAACTACCAAAGTTTATCTGGTTATCAATTGGGGGATGTTGTTAAGATTGTTCCAACAAATGCAAACAATCCATATAAATCTACTCCGCATATTTTTGTTTGCATTCAAAAGCATGAAGACGCATCAAGATATCATCCATTTTTCTCAAAAGAATATTGGCTTAAGGATTCATGCTCTAAAACAATTGAGTCATGCAAAAAAAGGTTTACCTTAAAAAAGGATCCGATAACAGGTCAAGATCTAACACCCTACAATGAAAGCCTGAAAGCAAGAGGTTTGAGATTTGGAGGTTTTCCGGGAACAGAAAGGTATCCAATTGAATGAAATAAACAAAACAATACTTGATGAAATTAGAAAATATTGCCGGAAATTTAAAAAACAGGAATCTTGTGGGGTGGTTTATTTTGATAATTCTACTTTATATTTTTTGCCATGTGAAAATATAAGCAGGTCTCCCGAGTATTATTTTTTAATAGACCCTGTAATTTTAATAGATTATGATGTACAATATATTGTGCATTCTCATGTAATAGGATCATCTCAGCCAAGCGAAAATGATATCAATAGTTCGAACGAATTATGTATACCTTATTTGATATATAGCTTGAGAGACAATGACTTTTTCCTGTATGAAAATATAGGTGTATAAACTATAAAAGGTTTAAGGTAAAGTGAAAACGGTATATCTACATGGAGAGCTAGGCAAACGCTTTGGTAAAAAGTGGGAACTTGCTGTGAACAATATCGAGGAGGCGTTTTCTGCTATAGAGGCAAATTGCGAAGGATTTTTTAATTATGTGTACAAGTCTTCAGCTAAAGGTATTGATTATATTATACTCACAAAAGATCCAAAATCTATAAAAGATAAGGATGATTTACGCGAAAATATAATTGATGAAAAATTATCGAAAGTAAATTCAAAACAAAAAGAAATACATCTTTTGAGTCCTGTTGGTGGGTCTGCTGTTTTTGGGGTTGGTGGATCTCTTGCGTTGTTAAAGGTAGGGGGAGGTTTAACGACTCTTGGTATGGTTGTTGCTTCTGTGGCAATATCTTTTGCAATGCAAGCTTTGACTAAACCGCCAAAGCCACCCCAGCGAAAAGATTCAATAAGTACAAAATCATTTTTAATTTCAGGAGGTATAACTAGGCAAGCTCAAGGAATAGCTGTTCCTTTGGGTTATGGGCGTTTAAAAATTGGCCCAACAAACATCGCATCAAAAAAAAGTAGTAAAAAACTGTCTAAATATAATTCTGGAAGTTCGGCAACTTTGGAAAGTTATACAGAGTCAGAGTTTATAGACTTACTTTCCGAAGGTCCGATACATGGCTTTGTTGATCAATACGGAGTAACTCTGCCCGCTGATGATGTTTTTGAGGGAATATACTTAAATGATGTACAGGTAAGAAACTCGGCCTCCCCGGGAGAACAGGTTGGTACATATAATTATATATTAAATGAAAATCAAAAAAATTCTCAAGGTAGGCCTAAATATAAAATTGGATCAGACGAAGAGAGTATAATATTGACCAAAGGTGTGTTTCACGTAAGGGAATACGACGTTATATTGTATGGACCTAGTCCATATACCACAGCTGATACAGCAAACGAAGCTATAGAAAAGGGTTCGAAGGTAGCGTCTCATTTTGTTTCAAATTCATCAGTAGATGAAATAACTATTTCGATTCGCACAGAATTATATGTACAGAATATGGAGACGGGGGGAATGAATTCAAATACTGTTTTGTTTGCGATTTTAGTTTCAAGAGGCAATAAAGATTTTAATATTCTTGAGCCTGAATCTGGGTGTATAATGATTACAAAAAAAGGTGATGGCCTCAGTTGGGATGAAGGCATCAACAGATTTGAAATGTCAGGAATTGCTACCTCTACTTATCAATTTGATATAAGCTTTAAGGTCGATAGAAATTTAGATATTTCTGACGCTAGTGGAGGAATAACTTTTAAGATAATTAAAATTTCTCCTGAATACGATCCCTCTGTTAAGGGTAGTTCTGGGGGTGTAGGAAGGGTAAGGTCTATTCAATTGTCACATGTAGAGGAAAAAATAAGTGAAAATTTAATATATCCACATAGTGCTATGGTTAAAATATTAGTTGATAGTAAAAACTTTTCAAGTATACCTGATCGATCATATCACTTGAAGTTGAAGAAGGTTGTTATTCCTGATAATTATGATCCGATATCCAGAAAGTATACCGGACCTTGGAATGGACTATTTAAGGGTCAGTTGCACGGAAATATGTCTGTACATTCAATAGCTGATTCAGATAAATATTGGACGGATAATCCTGCTTGGATATTTTTTGATTTATTGTATAACGCTAGATATGGAGTGGGTAAATATGGACTCGAGGAGGAGAATGTTGATAAGTGGCAATTATATAAAATTGCAAAATACTGTGATGAGCTTGTAGAGACTGATTACCCTATTGAGACTGAAAATGGTCAACCGATTGCATTTACATGTTTAAATAATTTGAATGAATCTGTTGAACCTAATCAATTACAAATTAAAATAAAATATAGTGAAACAGAAATAATAGCTCCAACCCCTGAACCTCCAAGCTATGATCATAGTACATACGAGGTTATTAATGGAAATTATACGTACTCACAAGCCAAAGCAGATGCAATATCTAGAGGTGGAAGACTTGCTATTATAAGAAATGCTCAAGAAAGTCAACAGGTAATTACCGCCTACAACTCCGGCATTTCGCACGGATTGGGAAGTTTTTACCGTGCATGGATTGGTTTGGAGCAGGTTGGTTTGGATAATTCAAGCTGGACTTGGTCAGACGGTTCAAGTTTAACTTATACAAATTGGGGGGGGAATAACCCAAATAACGATTCGGAAACTAGGGGTTTAATTGGTTGGGATGGGAAACATAGAACAACATGGAATGATGCACAGTCATCCACGGTAGCTTCTTATATACTTGAAAAAAAGGGTGTGGATGTTAATAATCCAACACCAACCCTACTACAATTAAATAAAGAAAAATTTATTTCTAAATTCGGCGAAGGTAACTCACTTAAGGGTAAAAAGGTGGCATTTTTTATACCAAAAACATCCAGCTCTCTTACAGAGGAGTCTTTGATCGAAAAAGCTGTTGCTAGAGAAGGTAAAATGAAAATTGAAGAAAGAATGATTTTAAGTTCAGACCCGTCAACATTTAGTGTGATTGTTTCTGGGCCAAAAATAGAGGATAATAAAGGTTCGTTTGATTTTGTAGTTGGTGCATGCGCTGTCCAATTAAACCACCCTGTAGTTGAACCTAGATTCACTGCAAATTTATACCTAACTGACAGAGCAGAGGCTTTAGAGGTTATTAAAAATTTAGCATCAATGTTTCGCGGAATATCTGCATACTCTGCCGGTAAAATATTGGCAATTCAAGATTCTCAGAAAAAACCAATACAACTTTTTAATAATTCAAATGTCGATAACAACGGTTTTATTTATATGGGTGTGCAGAAAAACAAGAGGATTACAGCCTCTTTAGTGAGGTTTAATAATTCTGTAAAAAATTATAAGCCCGATTTAGTTTATGAAGAAGATTCCGAAGCTATACAAAAATTTGGCTACATAGAGAATGAAACAATGGCCCTTGGTGTAACTTCTGAAAGTCAAGCCCGCAGATTTGCAAAATGGATACTTCTTACGTCTCAATTTGAAACCGAAACAATAACCTTTAACACTGGTCAAGAAGCTTCTTATCTGTTTCCTGGGTGCATATTTGAAGTTTCTGACGAGTTAAGAGCTGGACAAACAAAAAGTGGTAGGATTTTGGATATCGCTCCTTCTCGAAAACTCGAAATAAATGGAGTACAGTATACTCACAATGACCCGTATATACTTATAGATAAATCTGTTAAAGATGATCCTGTATTATCAAGGGTGGAACTTACGGTTTGTGTAGGGCTAGAAAATTCAAATCAAGAAAACTTAGACTTAAGAGCTCCATCAGAGGCTTCTCAGGAAGATCAGGATCAAGAAATTGAATCGATTTTTACACCTCAAATTTATAAGTTTGATGCGTTATTGAAAGAATCTGATAATATTAAAAAGGGACCAAGGGGACAAAAAACGATTGCTTGCGAATTATTGCTTAAAATACCATTGGAGATTGACCTTGCAAAAAATAGAATAAAAAAATATAACCATAATTTTGATTCTGGTGAAAAAATAATTTTAAGAAGCGAAGGTGTTCTTCCTGGCGGTTTACAAGAAGACAGGGTATACTTTGTTGTTAATAAAACAAAAAATACATTTCAAATATCACTTGATGACCCGTCTTCCGTGCCCCAGTATCAGGTTGTTAATATAATTGATGAAGGAAAAGATTTTCTTGGTGTTGATGGAGGGGATCATTATTTTTGTCCGTTTTCCATACTTGGTGTTAATAATGTAAGAACACGAGAGGCGTTAGATCAAGTATCTATAGGCTCCAGTTATTCAATAAAAGGTCTAATTGGCGCTTCTTCCAAGGGGGGATTGGGTTATCAAAACTTAATACAAAACCTTGAAATAGAGGGTTCGTTAACTGATGGTTGGGGAGTCTCTTCGATATTTGGATATATAAATATCGAAAATAATGACGGTTGGGTGTATTCTGTTCAGTTAAATGAGTGGATTTTTCTTAAAAATAAAATAGAGAATAATTCTGGTTGGTTCTATTTAGATTCTTTGGGTTGGATTTACTTGAAGAGTGATGGAGATAATTATTTGTGGTATATATCTTCACAGGATGAATGGGTTCGCTCTGAAAAATATTCTAATAAGTTTTATAGATTTCAGCAATCTACAAGTGGCATATCTAGTGGAGACTCAAAAAAAATAAATAACAAGACAATATTTGTTAAGAACATATTTTCTAATCACGGTTACTTCTTTTCGTTTCTTGAAAACTCTTCAGATATTACTTCAACTAATCCAAGTTCATCGTTTAATACTACTATATCTGAAGTTAATCCAGGAATGAGTTCATCAATTATTTCTGACGTAATATCAGTTACTTCAGAGGAGTCTTTACAAGGTCAGGACTCAATAAGAATAATATTTCAATCCGGGCACGGGCTAGATTTAAGGAGTAATAATATTGTTAATATATCAGGTTTTTCTAGCGATAATTCTGCTCTTAACTCCCATATAAATCAACAAGGTATTGGTACTATATTTATTAATTCAACCGTGATAGAGTTAGTAAACTCAAATTCTGCCGCGACCTTAATCGGTTCTTCTACGATTTCTTCAAAAGGTACATTAAGTTTCATTAACTCGGCGAAAAGTAAAGTAGAAAGAATGCTTGAATCTCAATTATTTAGAGCAGTAAGCGTAAAAGAATTGTCAGAAAATAAATATGAAGTTGTTGGTTTAGAATATAATAGTAGTAAATTTAATGCTGTAGATAAAAAAGGCGCAATTAAGAAACCTCATTTGCCTATTCCCCCACAAGCAGATATTGCTGCCCCAACTGCCCCAGCCGGATTAACGTTGAATAATTTAACCTTGTAAGGAAATGAAATCAACATCAATATCTATAGAGTTTATCGTTAACGACTTAAGTGCGAATTATGAAATTATTGGCACTTCAGATAATTATTCTTTTCAGCATAAAATGGGGAAGGGGTCAAGTTTGGTTGACTCTATTGGGGAAAGCGCTATACAAATTATACCTCTAAGGGGAAACTACGGGCAGTTTGAAATAAAGCTTTTTGCTGTAAGTGATATTGGTATCAGGTCTAGTTTTGTAACTAGCTTTATAACTGTTAACCCACCAATATTTGATGGAACCTTTACATTTAATAATTTAAGAATATCCGATTTAAAAGGAGCGGTGCAGGATAGTTTTTTTGTAGATCAATACCCCTCTGCAACTGAGAATAAATTAACTACTTTTCAACGCTTTCAAGGCAAGGATGTAGAAATATCCTGGGAGTTGATTCCTCCTAGCGGTCATGCGAGGGAGAGTCAATCTTTATCAACAGAATTATTGTCGGATACTTTGTTTTCTGGTTTCATGGTTAATATAATAAGTGATGGTCAGGTTATTGATGCGTCTTCTTATAGCGGTGAAAATCTTGCAATACAATCCCTTTCAGAACAATTGAATACAACCACTGGTAATGTCGCCGAAAATCTTCAAGGTTTTCGAGATTTTTCATTAATTCTGGATAGAGATGTATTTGATGGATTTAGTTTATCTAGGAATATTGGCCTTGAGATTGTTGCTGTTGATAATTTTGGCTCAACTGCTACAGGTAGTATTAGTGGTAGTAGTATAGAAGCCTCTTTCACCACTTTTATTTCAAACTTGAACGGTTCAGATATGTCTTTCTCCTGGGGTGCAACACAGCAAGATTATAGTGGAGTGATCATTGACGTTGTTGCTATACCTGCAGATAGAGAACTGTTTGATAGTGGTAATTTAAATGCCAATATGAACTTTTTTAATGATTTGAATTCAGCGATATATGGAGAAATATCGTGGGATGAAAATTTTAATTACTCTTCTGGAGATTTTGTATCAATAAGTGGGAGTGGTTTTCAGGCAAATATTGATCATACTGGTACTTACGCAAATTCACCACAAAGTGATTCTGTGAATTGGACTAATTATGGGGAGTTCATTGATTTTTCTTTTGCAAGAGAAACTGTAAGCGATTTAAAGTTTAATCAAGAACAATTTTTTGGGTACAAGTATTATTATACGTTTGAATTATTTGATAGTTTTGGTGCAAGCGATGTAATGCTATTATCTGAAGAAGGCTCTCTAAGTCCACAAGGAGAGTCAGGCTCTTTCTTGTTTCCATATCAATCAGAACTAAAAATTAAAAACTTAAGATACCTAGAAAGAAAAGATGACTTAGTTTTTAATTGGGATATCGTAGATCAAGATGATAATTTAATTGATCTAATCCAGTATCGATTGGCATTTAAGAACGGTGAGTTGCCTGCTATATTAGGATTGAGTGGCTCTCTGTATGATATTAATACGGATCAAATTTTAACTGGATTAACAGAAGGTAATAACTCTATATCTCTATCTGAAGATGAAAACTTTGAAACCTCAACTACTTTTGGTTTACCAACGGCTAAGTTATTTGAAACATTTGAGTATACAAGGAATTTAAATAATTCAATATATAGTACGGGAGGTTTTCCTAGTAATTATGAAGCCTTGAATTATAGCGGAAGCTATATCTCTGGCGACCATGTTGTTGATTCGTCAAATAATGTTTACAAAAACATGATTGATACTTCTTTTAGAGATCCGTTAGTTCAACCCTTTTATGATGATTGGTCTAAAAAAATAAATTATATTTCAGGCGAATCTTTTATTTATGGAGCGTTTCTCTATCAAGCTAATCAGGAGTTTGGGCCTCGGTATACAGATGGGCTATTTGATTTTTCTAAAACTTATTATTCTGGAGATTTAGTTATATCTCCAAACGAGCACTATGAAAACTTTAATTCCGGAAGTGGATACGCGTTTAATGATTTAGTTGTACATAATTCAACGTTATATAGGAGTCTTCAGAATCAAGAAAGCGGTTATTCTGTTACTCCTGGATCTGATCACACCAAGTGGAAAATCACCTCTTTATTTAATGGAGTAGATTGTGATGTATATAAAGCCCTCGACTCTTCATCAGGGCTAATACCCGTGAACCTACAAATTTACGAGTCGGGTGTGTTTGTTGATAAATGGGAAATATCTACACCCGAAACATTTAGTGGTTCACAAAATTACATACAAACTTATAGTCAGCAGATTAGTGAGTGGACAAGTGGTCAAGATTTTTTCACTGGAGATTTTGTTGTTTATTCAAATGATATATGGAGCGGCGTTCAGAATAGTGGGCCAAATCAAGGTTCTGGCTCTATTGCTCCAGGTACAAATTCTCAATTTTGGACAGATCAAACTGGCGGACAGGATATAATTTTTTCATACAATTCTGGGGATCTTGTATACAGTAATGGTACTGTATATAAAGCAGGCAGTGATAACCCTGTTGGAGCACCAATAGCTGCAATTAATGAACCTGGCGAAGAATCTCAGTCAACATACGAAGGAACTGAGTGGATTCCATATTGGCAACAAGAAGTCCAGTATCAAGATACAGTTTTTGGTCATGCGGGAATACCTCAAAGCGGCAAAAGAAGTGTTGGAATTGAACTTGCTATTGTTGATAGAGAAGGAGATATATTTAGTTATCAGAAGTTGAATGCAGAAAACCCTCCTCCTGTTATATTGAGTAGTGGATTTAATGTTGATAGCATAAGTGAGGCGTCTAAGGTTAAGCTTAATTTTAATTATAATCTAGGGTTTCAAGAGAAAACAACCAAGGTATATTTGTATAGGTCAGAAAACCCAGTTTTTGATATTATTGATGAAGATGGATACCCTTTAACGAGTACAGGTACTGCGTTTGTTAAAAGTGTTATTGGCGCAGGAGATTCAACATTTGGACAAAACATAACACAAATAATTGACGAACCGCCAATTCCAAGGATTGATGGAGTAGATAAAATAACAGGATACTATTATAAAATATTACCTTTTGATGATTTTGGTAGTGGTGAGCTCTATAATGCAAATGATAATATGGGGGATTTGGAGAAAGTAATTGTTTATCCGACTAGATATAACAGTCCTAACCCTAATTCTGTTCCTGGAAGAGTTTTGCGCGCAGATCCAACTGATGGTGAAGGTGGCGTGCCTGGACCTATTATTGATTTTTCAGGCTCAACAGCTTTCGAGAATTTCTTTTTAAATTGGAAGGCTCCGGGGTCAGAATATGAAACTGGGATAAATACCTTATTGAAGGAAAAACAAAATGATATTGATCATTACGAGGTTTGGGCTTGGACGGGCAGCGTACTGTATACTGGTGATGGCCAGGGTAATATTTCACCTTTTTCACAAGCAGATAACAATAATGGGCATAGAAAAATAAATGGAGTCGCTTATAGTACAGGTATTATACCAACAGAATCTATTGACCCCGCATTAAATATATTTGGCGCTAGGAATATTTTTGATGTCTCAGCAAATTCGCCGTCTTTAGAGGCTGTATATCCAGGCACAACAAGTAAAAATGAAAATTTTTGGATTAGAGCTGTTGATTTTGCTGGTAATAAAAGTCCATTTACTGGATCATTAATTAATGATAACGATAATATTTCAGGACTATCTTTGACTCCTGGATTGGCGAGCGCCACAGATGTTGCAGATTTTGAAATAGGAATGACTGAAAAATTTGGAAATAGTATTGCTTTGATTCCCTCGAACCCTTTCTCTGATGATGTAGGGAGTATATCATGGGTTGATCATGTTTTGTATTTTAGGGGGACGGGATATTTTATTAATGGCTCTAGTACAAATAGTGGATATGTTTGGTGGGATATAAGCGAAAAACCGAATCAATCTAATTACGAATATCAAGGCTTAAGAGATATTAAATATAGTGGCGATTATAAAGTATCTGACGCTCATCCTCAGGGTGGTTATAACGCAAGTAATGAATATATTTCTGGTTTGGATGGTTTTCAGGATATAGATTTTATTATTGCAAGAAATGATAACGGTACTGCTTCTCCTGCGTTTTCCTCATTTCCGAACGCTTTAATTGGTACCGCTAATATTGCAGAAGCGGCAATAGTGAGCGCAAAAATTAACGACTTATCTGCAGATAAAATAACCTCATCCAAAATTACTAGTGCGGATATACAAATAAGTACATCTGGGAGTGGGGCTGGGGTAATTCGATCTGACGGATTTACGGGAATCGATTCTAATCAAAACCGTTCAGGTTTTTACATAAGTGGAGATGGAACTTTTGCGTTTCAAGGAGGAGGAAGTAGCTTAAGTCTTGAAGATGACACTTTAACCCTTAGGGGTAAACTTCGGCAAACAAATGGCTTTGATTATGATTTTGTAGACTTAAATGTTTCTCCTAGTTATTTCAATTATATCGAAGCTAGAGGTTATGAGGCTGGTACCGCTGGAGTTGATACATTCATTCCTGATGATAATTCTCCAACTAGTATTGAAATAATTTCAACTTTTAGGAATAGCTCTGTAACTCAAACAGGTGTTCGTTTTAGAATGGATGTTTTGTCTGGAGATAATAGGCGTCCCGTGTTTGGTTATGACGAGTTTACTGGTAGCGGACAATATAATGTTTCCGGTTTTGAGTATAATCCAAACAACTTTATTGATGATTCCAATAATTCCTCGACTAAAATAGCTAGTGGAAGTTTTGCTTTAGGGAAAAGATTAGATTCCACTGCACAGCTTAATGGGTTTGATTATTTAATTGATGAAGCTTTTCCAGGTTCTGGGCTTGCTGATTCTGTGGTGTTATATGTTTCAGGTCTATACTCAACTTACGAAAGGTCTTTCACTATAACAAGAATTAATGATGGTAGATTTGGGGATCCAGGAGTAACTCCAACATACCGAGGTCCTTGGAATAATACAAATATTTACAACTTCACTCCATCAACAATAGATAATCCTGGGCGAGGTGATATTGTTAGTTTTGGGCAGAATCATGCAGATAGAACACCGACTGATTTAATTAATAGTAACTATTTTATAGCGAATCAAGATAATTTTAGTGGACAGAAGCCCGTTGTTTCTGGAAGTGTTAATTCATTATACTGGTCTCAGTTTGGTTCTGAGTTAGAAAATGTAGCCACCGATTTACTTCTTACTAAAGATGCGTTTATAACAGAAAAATTAACAATGGGGGCAAATAATGGCCCCGCGGATATTCCTCATAGTGGAATAATCGTTTCAGAAGGTTTCACTGGTGGACTGTTGAATGTAAATACTCTACCATATCAAGAATTGGATCCTTCAATAGAAAACTACGAAACGCCAGGTTTTCTTCTAGCTCGAAAAGATGGAGGAGTTGTTTTTGATGTTGGGGGAACGGGAAAAGCTGGGCAAACTGGATACATTAGATTTAATAGTCATACAGGGAAATTAGAAATCGCCGGTTCGTTTATTAATAATACTGTTTATGATGAAAGTTTGCTATATACAGGAAGTTTTGCAAGTTTTCAGGAAGCTGATAATTTAACAAGTTTTATTGGTGGTGGGTATAATAACACATTATCAACTGAACCTGGTGGAAATTATAAATATTTTGAGAACTTAGGGTCAGCTATACTTGGGGGAGCATGGAATACGATGGATAGTAGATTTTCCGCTATTGCTGGCGGTTATAGCGGATACCTTGCAGATAATTTTTCGTTCATTGGTGCTGGGTATGGAAATTCTATGCCCCTCGAAGAACCTGGGGATCATCAAGGCGCAAACTTTATTGGTGGAGGTATAGAAAATATTATAAGTGGGGGAGCGTCACAGAGTATACTTAATGGTATTGAAAATAAAATAAATCAAACAGAAGGTAAATATTTAAATAATGAATCCGTAAAGTTTGACGAAGATCAAGGGTGGTTAAGTTCTAGGTTTTTGGGTGATCAGCTAACTGCTCAATTTATACCTAATCAAACAGGTATGGTTTCTGGAGTAATATTTCCAAGTGTAGAAAATTCTGACTGGGGAGAAAATGCAAGCGGTTATTGGCAAAATGAGTTGAATGTTGGGCACCTGGAGGGAATTAATGAAGGAGGGTGGATAGAATACTCGGGACTGGGGTGGTTTTACATGAACGAACCAAACGTAAGCGATATTTATTCTGATAGCAACTGGAATCTAGGTTGGGTATTTTCACATACATATAGAACTTGGATGTATTGGGTGGGAGAGTACGACGATGAAAAACATCATCTTATAGCTTTGTCTACCACAGGGTGGTTTGAGATGAGAATGAATAGGAGTAATCCTTCCTCACCTTATGTTCAGGTCACACTACAAGACTCTGGCAATTGGGATTCATGGGGTAATCCAATAACTTAACAAATTAATAAATTATGAGTCAACATCAGGTAGATCTTACTTCTATTCCAACAGCTAGTGAAAGTTTTTCATTGTATTACAATGATAATAATTTTATCGGCGCAGGTTTCGAAAATGAAATAAAAGATAGTATAAGATGTAGTATAATACAGGGGTCAAACAATACTATTAGTGGTAAATATAATTGTCATGTCGTTGGTGATTATATTGGTATGAGTGGAATAACTGAAGTTAGAGACAATTCATTTCACGTAGGATGTTATAATGGAATGGATATTTGGGGTTCATTAAATGTTAAGCGAGGTGGCTCGATAATAAAGGGAGATGTACTTGTGTCTGGTAATATATCCGCAACCGGAGATGTTGTTGCATTTGTTACATCTGATTCAAGATTAAAGAATGATCAAACACCAATATCTGGATCTCTTCAGAAAATATCCACACTTGATCCAATACAATTTAATTGGAGTGAGAAACAAAATACTTATGTGGGGCATGATATAGGGTTAATCGCCCAACAGGTACAGTCTATAGCCCCTGAAATTGTAATTGAAAGACCAGATGGTTTTTTAGCTATGAAGTACGATAAGATGGTTCCTTTATTGGTTGGCGCAATACAAGATCAACAAAAAATTATAGATGAGATGCGCGCCGAACTTGATGAATTAAAATCAAAGATTAACCATTAATCTCTCTCATTAATATGCGCGCATCAGTCGGAGATATATCGCTAAAGTCGCTCCAATCTTTAGCTCTTTCATTTTGATATTTTCCATCTTTCCACCAGTCTCTAAGTATAACTTTAAATTCTTCAAAATTAGAACAGTTTAATTTTTCTTTTGCTAGATTTTGTACCATTGAATATGGAGTAAGTGATGGTGAAATATTTAATGACGAATTGTTTGTTCCTCCCCCTGGATTGTTTGATTTGTCAATCTCATCGTCACCTACAATGTGGACGTTTAAAAAATTGCGAACGCAGCGAACGAATGCCCGATTACATGCGATAGTTTCTAAAAACTTTGTAGCGAAACTACTTGTGTTGTCAAGAGTAGCATTTGCCATGTCTTGAAATTGTACAGCCTTACCCCCGGTTTCATAATTAGGTAGAAAGCTCATGTGGCAAATTACAGCGACATGATCGGGTTGACATTTAACAACTTCGTAAGATACATCTGTAAAACCACGAAGCTTTGCAAGTTCCTTGATTCCACTAAGCTTGATAAGTAGTTGATGATCCTTGAGGCCGTCTATACTACGTGGAAGATCTTTTTTGCGTAAATCAAACCACGAGCGGTTTGGAAATAAATGTTCATCTTTGATCATACTTCTCCAGTTGACCGAACCATCTTCTGCAAACTCATAGTCTACATCACCTAATAGTCCAAATGTATTGCGCTGAAACTTGCCTGGGCCGTCGGCGTAATTTTTTGGGTATTCTACTTTTGTTTCTTTTATTTTTGTTTCTGTTTCATATGTTACAGAATTGTCTGATGTTGATTGTGATTTACGTACCATGATTATTGTCGTTATAAAGTTTTAGATTGATTGCGTCTTCCCAAAATTCATCGCAGTCGATAACGGTATTGTGTTCTCCCTCGATACCGTTCCTCCATGCCGCTTTGCTAGCATAGATTTTATTATCTGATACGATGACTTGTGAGCTTTTATAACGAGTATTATTGCATATTTTATCATGGTTGTCAATATCATTCTTTGTTTTTTGTTCAAGAAAATGCACATCCCAATCGAAGAACTTTAATCGCACATCATTTATTATGTCATTATCTTTGCATATTAATTTTAATTTTATACCTAATTTCTTGCATGCTTTAAAAAATGTATCGTCATCATCTGGTTGTACAAAATAATTGATTTGATTTACATTGTTTTTGATTGCCTGTAAGTAGTTGATTTGCATAGGTTGGTCAAGGAATAGGTTTACCTTGCGGGTGTATGCCCATTGAGCGATATTCTGTTCGTTAAAATGTTCGTGACCAAGTATGTTTGCGGGTTGACCTGACGCAAAGCTTTTGCCGAGTACGCAATTTGGAACAACTGCAAGTGAGCTAGCGTGATATGCGGCGCCAGTATGAAAAGTTTTAATGTTATGTAGATTATTTTTTATATTCAATAACCTCAAGACGGATTCCGCGATTTGCTCGGGCTTGATTTCATTGATTGTTTTTGGATATTCATTGTCAGAAAAACTTGCTTTTCTTTTGGTGCGATCTGGTTCAAGTAAAATTTGACTTGCTTGGTCGCCCCAATATGGCCCACAACATTCTTTGTATAATGTAGAATATAAATTCACTATCTTTTTATCGAAGCCGCTTGCAATATGAGTACTGAATGAATCAGTGCCAAAATGAAGCATTGAATTTTTGATGATGTATGCTGCTTGACGAATAGTTGTTTGACCTTGGTGGTGCAAGCAATGACTTACCTTAGATTCTTCTTTATTCCCTATTTGTATAATTTTAATATTTTCTTTATCTAAATAAGGGTGAATTAGGTCTGTTACGTCATTGTAATAATCGTAAGTTTTTGATTGAATGCGGTTGCTTGCATGTAATGTGATATACTTATCCGGTGTAACTGGGAAGTAAGAAGTTTCGATTGAGGGCCTGTCTATTTTAACACCGCAGGAAAGTGCATATTGTTCGACTAGGTGCATAATTCAAATTGTATTTTATCTTTACCGTTATGTGGAAAGTTGACGATTCGTTGGGTGCCAAGAAATGGAATGAATGCAATTTCGAAATATCCTTCGTGATCGCCTTGACCCTCCATAAGTGGTAGGTTTGCCAGTGAGTCGTGATAAGGTATGCATTTATGAATATAAGGGTTTCCATCTAACACTTCAAAATACTGTGGGCGAGTGGCAAAGTAAATATTTAAATTTTTGTATTGTTTTTTTATGTTTGGAAGAAGTGAAGTTGTGAGATACACGTCCCCAATTCTTTCTGGCATTACAATCAACAACCTTTTTCCTTTATCATCTTCGTCTAATAGGTCACTTAAATCTACCTTTTTGTTTTCACGGTTTTCTTTTTCTGCAACACTTCTGAAATATTTTAATACGTCTTCTCTTTTTAAGTCATCATTTAACCTTTTCATCCAATGCTTGTGCCCTTCATCTGTTGGATATGTCTCTACTTTAAGTATGTTTTTATATAAATCACTTAACCATTCTGAGTCATTATCTGTTTGTATTGGTTCATAATTTGGATCTCTTTCCTCTGTCTCAAAATCAAAATTCCAATCAACTGGCTGCATTTCATCCAAAACCTTTTCGAGCTGCTTACCTATAACTTCTACACTGTAATTATCTATAACGAATTGTCTCGCCTGCTTACCCATTTTTTCACGCTTTTTGGGTTTCATTTCATAAACTTTTCGAAGTTGGTAAGCTATACTTTTGGGGTCGGTACTTGCTTTAATGAATTGAGTTCCTGGTTCACGGTATTCTGTCCAACTAAGAGGTAAACTTTCAGCCTCAGGTACGCAACAATCCTCTCCGCAACTATAATTTGTTACAAGAGTAACTAGCTCTGTTAACTTAGCTTCTTGAATGGGAATTTCTTGGCCACCACTTGTAAATGGGTGACAATAAACATTCATTAAATTATAAATTTCATTGAGCTGATCTTCATCTACTCCAGCTCTAGTACTTGTTGTTACTTGAGTTTTTTCTCCACCACAAAATTTACAATCCTGATTTTCTCCCGAAAAATTTTTTACTTCATACTCTTTGCATTCTTTACAATAATAAGTTGTTAGAATTTTTGTTGGATCTATATCTTTTTCTTTCAGTAGTCGTGGTATGTCCCAACCTTCACCCCAGTGAGTATGCAACAGTAATTTTGCATTGCATGTTGGGTTTTGTTGACAAAAGATTTTGAATCCTTCGAGAAGATTCGGGACGCTTTTGCGAAGTTGGTTGCGAAAAACAAAACCAATGATGAAATCATCCGAGTTGACATTATGTCTCTGACGAAGCTCCCAACGTTTTTCATCTTTAAGTTTATAAAAATTAGATGTGTCTAATGCGCCACGAAGAGTCTTTACGTGATCTTGACCGATTTCATTTAAAGATCTTTGAGCGAAACTTGCCCATGTAAAATAGTTTTTAATTTTTGGGGCAGCTTTAACTGCGTCAGGTAAGATCGGAAGACTGTCTAACGTTGTCCAAATCATTGAATTTATCTTATTCCACCAAGTTTTTTCAGTGAAACCATTGAAAGCCCAAATATCTTCAATTCCAATGTAAACGTCAGGCTTTTCACGTTCGATGATTTTATCTATCATCTCAGCTCCGTATCCAGCATTTCTAGCTAATTGAGGATCCTGTTGTAGTTTTTTTATAGTTCTGGAGTCGGAAGGTAGGGAACCTTCAGCTTTCCATGGTAGGTTTTTCAAACTTGGATCACCCCACCTTATTCCGTTTGAGAATTCTACTAAATCATATTTACCAGTTTTCTGAAGATGTATCAGTATATTTTTGGTACATTTACCAAATCCAGTAAAAGCTTTACAGTGATTGCTATGTATTAAAACCTTCTTTTTTTTCATTAAAAAGGAACGTCTTCACTAGGCTCAGGGCTTTGACTTTCTTCTTTTTTGTTTGACTTGTAGTCTTTTAATTTTTTAAGCTCTTCTTTGCGGCGGTGGGAATATAAAGTATTTAAATAAAACTTTAAAAATTCACAAAGATTTTCTACCTCTCCAGGTTCAAGTGGAATTCTAAATGCTTGATTTCCGTTTCTGGTGAAATTTATTCCAAAGGCAGGAAGCGTTATCCATTCTTCTTTGTCTCCATTGCGAACTTTTGATTTCTTGTCCCAGGGAGCGCACTTGATTGTGGTTTTGTTTTCTTCGTAAGCGTGGTAAGATGAAAATTCATGACGTTTTTGAAACGCGCTAATCATTCCACCAATTTCGAATTCAGTAAATTTTAAATTAATTTTCTTTTCGGGGTCGCTAGCATTACCTGAGAAGTTTCCCGTTCTCCTCTTTTCGTCCCAACCGAATTGCTGAATTGCGTTGACGTATACTACAGGCTCTTTCTTTTTATCGACCCCGATAGAAAAGTTAAATGCGCAACCTGTGTTTTTACTGTTTGGTTTATATATTGCTAGTGACATAGTTTAATAATTTGTTTAATGATTATATCAACTATGTTGTTTTTTTCAATTATATATCATTTATATGATGACACCAATCTTCTTCTGCTCGCAGGGAATCGTATTTTCTGTAACTAGATGTCCATGTGCGACTAGGTAGATCGCGTATTCGAATAATGTCAAAGTGCTTTTTCATTTGTTCTTTTGAGCGATTTGGATCAGGTTTATCGCGGAATTTTAAAATAGGGTCAAAATAAGTTGATATGACTCCGTGTGCAATTAGTTGTTCTGGGCCAAGGGAGCCAATCCTATTCATAACGCACCTCATGTAAGTGTACTCGAAAATCTCTTGCATCCTTTTTTTGTTGCCAGCTATTAGGTGGTCGGAAGGGTGAAATTTAAGTTGTGAGTCTCTGCGAAAATAAATATTGGATGTTACGATTTTGTACCAATTTTGCGAATCTCTATTTGATTTAAGTATTTTTAGTAACGAATCAAGTAAGGGGTAACTTTCGTCAGATCGTGTTTTAATCGCAAAGTATCCAGTTGCTTCTTTTAATCCGTTATATGTTGTATGGTTTTGAAGTATAAGTGGATGCTTTTGGTTTGTACGTTTGGCTTTTCCAAAAATATCTTTGTAGTCGTTGACTATAATTTTTATTTTATCTTTATATGCGTCAAGCAATGATAGGTTATCATTGTTCCAACAGCTTACAATCACCTCTCCATACTTTAAGTAATTAGGGATGGTATCAATGCTTCTTTTGTTAAGTGGGCCCTGTATGATAATAGAAACTGTATCTTCATAAGCTTCTATTTTTTTTAATAAGCATTTATTAAACTCAAGCCACCAACGATCAAAGCGGCTAACATACGGCTCGTGGTTCACAATAAATAATCACCACACAATCCAAAGCAATTTTTACTAACATAATTTCTTGTGTCTTGCATAACTAAAACACTTTTTTGACAAACGCTCTTTTGTGGATATGTCCACACGTACCCTTTTGATGTTAATGTTCGGTCATCTTCTTGATGAAAGAAAATATTGAGTGAATCAAAATGTATTAATGTAAATAACGCTTCGTCGTTTTTGCAATGTATCCATAATTTGTTTTTGTTTTGTATGAGAAAACTTAGTGAGCATGGATACTGGGGGCTGTCGTGACCAAGCCATAGTTGTTTGTGTGCCCAAACGTCAACCTCTACATCGTATCCTTTATCAATCGCTTCAATGATATACTTAGGATCATTTTCGCGCTCAGGGTTCGGGCCCTCAATGTTTCCTCTATGAGCTATTAATTTCATACTTCAAAAATAAGTCTAAATCTTCCGGGGTGCCAAGGCCCCACATTTTATCAATATGAAAAGTTTTAACTCTAGCGCCGCGAAGAAGTGCTTCATTATAAACAGGGCAAACATAAAATTCATTGTTTACTCGAATATCTTTTTCAATCATAGATTCTGCGCATTCAACATAATCTTTCCCACGCTTCCAGAAATAAATTCCAACTGTAGCATGCTTACTGATTGGTTTTTTTTCTGCTACTTCAGTAACAAAACCGTCCTCGTTTAATTTTGCGTAACTCCATTTTGGGTGAGTTGCTTCGAATGTCAATATTGATCCATCAATGTCGTCAGCCATGCATGAGTACATGTATTCATTACTGTTCCAATTTACATACTGATCTGAGTTTGCAAGAACAAGCGGTTCGTCGTTGTTTATAAATTCTTTCGCGAGGAGTGTCGTGCACGCCGCGCCTTCAGTGATTCCTTCTACTTGTACAATTTCACAGTTTGGTGCAATTAAATTGAGTGTGTGTTGAAGCGCATACTTTTCGTAATGTTCTTTTTGCACAATAAATATATGTCTAGCATCCATGTTTAGGTTCTCAACAACTCTTTGAATCATTGGTTTACCATTGACATCAATAAGAGGTTTTGGGAAAGTATACCCCGCCTGCTCAAATCGAGAGCCTGCACCTGCCATTGGAATTAATACGTTCATATTTCCTCCTTGCCACTTGGGTTGTATGTGTGATCTTCGTTCTGCATTAATGATAGTATTGTGAACTTTATCAAATGTCAAATCGTTGCTATCAGTTACCGCGCAGAGATTAGCTCCTGAGCGTAGAGCTCCCTTTCTACCAATGTGCGAATCTTCAATGATAACTGTTTCATCTGGATTGACTGCACATCTCAACATACATCTCATATAAATTTCTGCATTTGGTTTTGGGCTTTGTACATCTTCGTTTGAATAAAGAAAGTCTATATGTTCAAAGAATCCTTTTCTTATGAGTTGTAATTTTGCTGTACTGCGTATAGAGTTGGTTGCGCATGCAATTGTATAATTTTGTTTTTTTAATTTTTTTAAAATTTCTTGTATTCGAGTGTCAATTGTAAAATTGTTAATTTCTTCAAGAGTTTTTTGTTGCTTCAATTTCCATACTTGATTGTGGCTAGATTTAGGCAATCCTTTTTCGCGAGTTAGTTTCGCTAGTTTTTGTGTTGTGGTTAACGCATCATACTTGCAGAGATGCTCTTCTTTACTTATAACATATTGCTCGCCAACGTCAGATAGCGCTCGATTCAATGCGATGAAGTGTAATTCGCGCGACTCAACGAGTACGCCATCAAGATCAAATATTATTAATTTTATCATTTTATTAGTTTTGTTTTTAGGTTACCAAATTTTGTTGAACCTGTCAATACTGAATATTTTATGTTATTCATTTTTAGATACATTGTTAATATGCATTCGGGTATTTTGCACATGTAATCAGGGTATCCTTGGTTCCACATAAAATTTACAGGCTCTTCTATTTTATCAAAACAATTCATGTATTTTTTCATCTGTTTGGGGGCGCCAATTGCTATCTGATCATTGATTTGATTTGGCAATATCGCTTTCTCGTAAACAAAACTGAATGCAAATTCTTTTTTTAGTTCTTCGTCGTGGTCGTATATTTTATGACCTTCGTAAAATGGTAATTTTATATGCTTGCGACTGATTGCGTCCTTGATTTCATGCAGTTTTATTTGATTCAGTACATCCAGATCAGGACGAAGTCTGATCACAAGATCATAATCTTTTTTGTGAAGCTTGACGTAATCCTCAAATACACCGAAGACTTTCTTCATTCCGAATGTCATGGGTTTGAGGCCCGACCAAATGTCGATCGTGGAACTCTTCATTTTGTGTTCATGGTTCGCATAATCAAGGGCTGAGAATCTAATTGGTTTATAGTGATTGCAAAAAGCTTGGTGATCTTCATTTTCCCATGTCGACAGAAAGATATCTGGTTTGAATGGTAAGATTATATTCTCAAATATACTGTCTCTTGTGAGCTTCCATTCTCCAAGTTTACCACTAAAGCACAGAGCTACCTTCATGATTTGCCGCGAACTATCAGTTTGCCTCCATCAAGAACTAGGGTCTCAAGCTTTGTTGCGGTTCTATTGCAAGTCTTGAATCTTGATATGTGTTGAGCTTTTTTTAGTCGAGATAAACTAGCAGATATCTTTCCATAAGACATACCACCAAGATCTTTACCGATTCTCTCGTTTGTAAAAAATATATTTTTACCATGACTAGCTTTAGTTACAAGATAATTGTAAACTACGAGATCGTTTCCTATTAATTTTCCGCTAATTACATCTTCCTGAATAGCGCTTGGTATCTGTGTGAATTTTCTCATGCAAATAATACTAATTCAAAAACTATGTTTTGTCAAACAAAATTCAAAAAATTGAATCCTGGACATTCAATTAATTGTACAATGTTAATACAATACATATTCATAGATATATCTTAATTAATATATATAAATATAAGAATTGACAAATTGATGAAATGTTGATATACTTGCTGTATGAAAATTATAGATTTAAGTGATGGAAGATATTATATGATTCGTTGCTCTGACTGGTCAGTAGTAATCCAAGCTGAAGATGAAACCGAGGCCTGTACCGAAGCTCTCAGGGAGATGCTCGATCGGCGAGACAAGAACCTGAAACTATCATCAGTCATGATTTCCCACGAGCTCAAGGCTGACGCAATGGAGGATGAATTCGATGACCTAATATCGTACCATAGCGTATCAAGAATGCTAGCTAACGCTGGATTACACGACCTATCATCTAATGTTAAGATGGTATTTGGCGCATAATTATGAAACTCATAGGAATATGTGGCTTAGCTAGATGTGGTAAGGATAGTTTATTCGACCTATCAAAACCATTCTTCGATTCCGCAGGTAAGAAATACAAAAGGTACGCGTTCGCGGACTCATTAAAAAAAGAAGCAGATGAACTACTCTCAAAGTATGTTGGTATATCTGCCTTTACGGAAGATACATCTCAAAAGCAAACAATAAGACCATTTTTGGTTACATACGGAACTCACGTTCGAAGAAAATTAAATAAGAATTGTTGGATCGACAAAATCAAAGATGATGTTCTTAGGGATCTAAGTAGCGAAGTTTATGTATTTGTAACAGATGTTCGATTCGAAAACGAGATTGATTGGATTCATGAGATGGGCGGAGAGGCAATACATATCACTAGAACGGGTAATGTAGCACCAAACCAAGAGGAGTTAGATAACGACCCCATACTCAAAAATAAATCAAGAAACCATATTGAATGGAGTGATTTCGATCTTGAAAACATGGAAGAAATATCGAATAAAGTAAATCAAGTGTTATCATCTATATTATGAATGAAAACCTAGAAGATTCACAGCTCATCCAAAATATTCAAAAACAAATTGATGTTGAAGACAGTCTTGAGGAATTAGTTAATAGGCACAGCGGCATCTATCTCGAGATGGTCAATAATTACGCAAGTCCAAACAATCCCTTTATTGATTACAACGAATTAATACAAGATAAGGAATATAAAATATATAACGCCGCCAAGAAATATGACCCAGATCGAGGTGCGAAATTTAGCACTTATCTTGGCAATGAAACTAAATGGATGTGTTTAAATTTATATAACAGAAACAAGCGTCGCCCAGCATTCCAAAACGAGTTCATAGAAAATATGCCTGAAAACAATAATTTTAATGAAGACACAATATCTGAGAGCATTAAGCAAGATCTGTTCAATAAAGTATTGGGCGTAATAAAAGAACATCCCGATACTAGGGTTGAAAAAATATTTGAAATGAGATACATTATTGGCACAAAAAATAAAGTTATGCCATGGAAAAAAATAGGAGAATCAATGAATTTAAGCATACAGGGTTGTATCAACATCCACAACTCTGCAATAGAACACATACAACACGAATTATTAGAAGAATTATGAACAAATATATAGCATTAGGAAATTTAACGCGCGACCCAAAGTTCCGCGAAATCAAAGGAGATAATAAAGTTTGCGACTTCGCAGTTGCAATTAACAATAAAGTTAATAATAGCGTCTTTTATATTGACGTAGAGACATGGAATAGCGTAGCAGAAAACTGCAACCGCTTCTTAAGTAAGGGAAGAAAAGTATTGGTCGAAGGAAGACTCGCTTCAAGCAGCTGGAAGACGAAAGATGGAGAAAATCGCACTCGAACATATTGTGTTGCAGAAAAAGTAACATTTCTTGATAAGTCTGAAGATTCTTCCAGCTCAGGACAATCAAGCACCAAAGAACCTCAAGCCAAAGAACCTCAAGCCGAAGAAGCTGACGACGAATTTTCAGATATTCCATTCTGATATGAATAGACTAATATACAAAGGACCACTAAACTCATTGTCATTTGGCAATGTATCCTACAATCTACTCAAGGCAATGTTCAAAAAAAATATGGATGTTGCGTTGTTTCCCATTGGAAAGATTGATGTTAGTTCATTTGGAGAGGAGAAAGATGACTTCAGGAAGTGGCTTGAAGAATCCGGCAAACAGAGATACTCAAAACTAGATATTGATACGCCCACTCTACAAATGTGGCATCTCAATGGATCTGAACACAGAGTTTCCTCTCGGCAAATACTTTATACTTTTTACGAACTAGACGAACCAACACAATCAGAGAAAAAGCTTGCCTCGTTTCAAGATAAAGTTGTATTCAGTAGTAGCTACGCGGCAAGCAAATTTGATAACGCCCACAGTGCACCACTTGGATTTGATGAATCATTTCATAAAACAAACAAAACATACATGCCAAATAAAATACATTTTGGCTTGATGGGTAAGTTTGAAAAAAGAAAACATACAGAAAAGATCATACAATCCTGGATTAAAAAGTATGGAAACAATTATGACTATCAATTGACATGCTGCATTACCAATCCATTCTTTAAGAAAGAACAAATGGAAAGTGCTATCTCGAATATCACAAAAGGAAAAAGATATGGAAATATAAATTTCCTTCCGTTTCTACCGCAAAACTCACAAGTAAATGATTTCCTAAACTCAATAGATATTGATCTTGGAGGAATGAGTGGCGCAGAAGGATGGAACCTACCATCTTTTAACGCAACCTGCTTGGGCAAGTGGAGCGTGGTATTAAATGCAAGCAGTCACACTGATTGGGCGACACAAAAAAATAGCATACTGGTTGAGCCAAGTGGAACAGAGCCCGTGTATGATAACATATTCTTCCATCAAGGCGGTGACTTCAATCAAGGAAACATACATACATTTGATACAGATGAGTTTATATCAGCTATGGAAAAAGCAGAAACAAAATGTAAAATAAATAACAGTGAAGGTGAAAAATTAAAACAAACCTTTACTTATGAAAATACATTAAATAAAATTCTAGAATAATGCCGCTTTATACATACGAACATCCTGAAACAGGAGAAACTCTTGATTTACTTCAATCAATGAAAGATGAGCACATCTATATTGATAAAGAGGGAGTGAAGTGGAATAGGGTATTTTATAGTCCTGAAGCTGCCATAGATAGCAGTATTGATCCATTCAGCAATCAAGCTTTCGTTGAAAAAACCGGAAATTCAAAAGGTACAGTTGGCGAACTGATGGATAGAAGCAATGAAATGAGTCAGAGACGCACAGATAAACTTGGCTACGATCCAATGAGACAAAAATACTTTAAGGAATATAGCAAGAAAAGGAACGGTATCAAACATCGCCTAGATAAGGGTTAAAAAAAAGTGTAATAGTTTCTGAAATGCCAGAAACTAACATTCATAGCCACAATCCGTGTTATACGGATATAATAAAACTTGACTATCCTACCCCAGGCCCCTCTTTTAATTACAACTGGAATTTAGAAAGTCAAAGATGGGAACCTGCAGTAGGGGTAACTATTGATAATGTTAATATTGATAGTTTAGATATTGATTTTTCTGACACAAACCAGATACTATCTTTAATATCAGATCAGGTATCTGGATTATCTGGAGTAATAGGAAATTTAAATCTCTCAGGTTTATCGAGTACGTCCACAGCTATATCTGGGTCGATACAAGATCAAGAAACTCACAGGTTATTATCTGGACTATCTGGTCAATTTGACTCAATAAACGACCAAGAAACACACAGATTACTCTCGGGCGTATCTGGACAATTATCGAATTTATCAATATCTACAGACTCCTATAGATTATCAACAAAAACCGTAAACCTAAAAATAGAAGAAGATTTTATACTTCTCGAAAACATTCCAGATCAAGACAGATTTGGAAATGTAACCGGAAATACTTACGGAATTGATAGATTTGTAATGAACGACATATTCAATACCCACTATCAAAATGGAAGAACAAACCCCAGTACCCCAGAAACAGGTCATGTTAATTACTTCCTCCATTCAGAAAGTACAGACCCTGATAGAAGTACAGATTCCATACATACTTTTCATAGCGACACGTTACATAGCATGCGTTTTGAAAATGACTCAGCTAGTTCAATAAATTCCTACGAACTAAAAGATTTCACAAGTTTATATGAGAGTGGTCTTGCCCAGAGCATATTATTAATCAATGAATCTAGTTACCCCATAAAATTCCACACTATAGATGAAGACTTTAAGAAACATCAACTAGATGATCCAGAAAATACAAACCTTATAACATTATACGGAGGAAGCTCGGTTGAGATAGATAGTGATGAAGCTCAAAAAATATACATTAAAAGACCGCACACAATATCGGGCTTTATGATGAAATACACAATTACTTACAGAGAAAAAATAAATAAGTAAATATGAAATTCCAACAAGTAAGAAACCCACTAACGGAAGTTGAACCGGGAAAATTTGTTATAGGAAATGACCCTTTAAACCCTGAACTTATAGTGGGTGGTGGAGAGATCGAAATACCATCTACCCTAAAAATAGAAGGAATTGACTTTAAGGAATATATTACTGGAGACGTAATAGTAAGTAACACAATTTTAAATAATTATACATCCGGAAGGCATACGCTAGAAGAGGCTTTTGAGCTGGATGCAGAAGGGGACATTGTTCCATCCAATGCTCAACACATATCTGATTCTATGTGGACACTAAGAAGTGATAATGATCTTGAGTTAAAAAATAATTTATGGAGATATAACACTGGTCCAGACGCATTTACAGACGAGATATCATTCTAGATATATTTTGTGTAATAAATAAGATGGCTACAAGAAATTTAGTACCAAGAAATAGTGGTGAAGGCGGAGTTGGTAGACCAACTAAAGCTTGGGCGACCGGTGTGTTTGATAATCTTTATATTAGTGGATTATCTATTTCTTTAGATCAGAACGTAAGAACTTCAGATAATGTTGTATTTTCAAGCGGAGAATTTTCCCAAGGGTTAACTATTAATGGAGTTGATGTAGCAACATCCGTTGAAACAATCGAACAAACATTAGAAGAATCTTCCCCCTTTATATTTTTCTCTGATGCTATAGATAACCAAGGAGTTACAAACAAAGACTTTTATCAAACTCCCACGTCAAACACTCAACTTTCTGGAATTACTGTTGCAAGCGCGCAAAATATGAAAGTTTCTCTTCAATGGGATGGACCAAACGATGAATATATTGGAGCTGCAAGTATAAACGGACAACAAATACCCTTCAACAACATAAATCAATTAGGAACAAATACCAGACGCTTTGAAGGTTTCATTGATAACCTTGATGCCGCAGGACTCACAGGAATTACTGGGGAAGCAAACGGAAGAGAAGTGATCCTCCCGCTAAATGAGCTTGGAGCTGGTCCTGCCCCAATAAATATACTGATTGACTCTATAGATAACGTAACACCAAAACAAGGTGAGCTCTTAGGTTCGACGCATTTAAAACAAGGGGACACAATAAATATATATGTAGACTTTGATAGAAGTGATATACAAAGCATCAAAGTTCATGACCACGGGCTAGCTGAAGAAATTGATTTTACGAGTTATAATTTACAAAGCATAGGCGGGAATTTCAGAGCTACTATCCCAGTAACTGTATCCAGTAGAAACGGATCTCAATCTGTAGCAATTCAGGCTATTGATAATTTCGGTAGTACAGGCCAACTAAGAGAGGCTATAGACTTTGCTCATTCCAGCGGATCAAGAGACCTTGATCAAACATATCCAAATGTGATCGCCTCAGACCCCAGCTCCTACAATTCAAGAAGTGACGGATTAAGAGAATCAGAAAGTACAACCTTTAATAATAGTATATCCAATTGGAGTAGCACTACAGATTTCGTTAGTTATACAAGTCTAACAAATGATATATCCATAAATAATAGCGGAGATTTTGAAGCAATCAAGACCGTCAATTATGAAGATGGCATATACAGCAATACGGATAATATAGAAATATACGCAATAAGAACAGGAAATGGAGCAACAGACACAGAAAGGGTTTCAGTTAATATAGCCAATGGCCCAGTTATCATATCAACGCAAATGGATAATCTTGCTACCAATTCAACTTCACCCCACATTGTTGGAACAAATCAAGTTAAAGCAGGAGACACAGTTAACTCATCTATTGAGGTTGACGGAAAAGGTGTTGCCATTGAGGATATATCAATTTCAGTCTCAAGTGCAGGTATAAGTGATGGATCACAAACTTCATTTAGTTCTAGTTATTCAAAAACAACCCTTCCTAATGGAAATTTCGAGTTCTCAGTACCATTAAATGTTTTTGGCCCACTTGGCGCAGCATCTAGAGACGGAAATCAACCCGCAACATTCACAGCTAAAAATAATTTTGGAACCATTGGTGATTCTGTAACAAGTTTAGATACAGCAGAAGTTCATAATGCAACAACTCCATCTATCAGCATTGGATCAGTGTCTTACCCTTCTAATCAAGAAGCAATAAAATCAACAGAATCAGCCTCCGTAAACAATACAATTTTAGATCAAGATATAATTTCTTATACTTCACCCAATAATCAATTAACTGTTTCCAACTCAAGTACTTACGAAACAAATAAAAATGTTTCATATTCTAGTGGTGGATATAATATAGATGGAGATGGAGGTGTAAATAATTTAAAAATTACAGCAACAAAAACATCAAACGGCGCAGTCAGTGAATCATTTAAAATAGTAAATATTGCAAATACTCCATTAACAATAAGCATAAATAACCTTGCATCAAAAATAAAAACAAGCACAAGTAGCACAAGTGATAATTTTAATTTATCAACAAGTCAATTGATGCTGAATGCACCTACGGTAACAGTTGATTCAAATCAAACGAATCCATCAAGCCTTTCGCAAACAGCAAGCGGTACAGGAAAATTAAGTAATGCATACAGCTTGACAGTCACAGATACAGACACAAAAGGAACATTCAACTGGGGTGCCAGCGCTACCAATTTAGCAGGCATAACAACAACCTCTATACTAAGCAACCCCAATTATACGCTCGAAGGATTCACATCAAGAACCGTTATCGCATCCCCAAACAGTTTGGGTGCTGGACTAGCTCCTATTGGGACAAACGTTTCAGTACCAGGAAACATAACATTTGAAAATGTATCAGAAGGTGGTACCGCCGCAAATGGCGGAACAATTTATACATACCAAAGCTTTTTAGATGGAGTGCAGCTTGATAATAGTTATGATATAAACAATAAGTTTACTGTTTGTGATAGCAATGGAGTAACAGACTCTGACGGAGATTATGTATTCAACTTGGACCAATTAAACAGATCAGCAAACAGCTCAACAAGCAACCCGGCTAGTTTCGTAATTTCAGAATAAATAACGATATTCACACAAGTCCTTAGCGACTGTATTAAAGTTTCTCAAGCTTAAAGTTAGTAAATGTAAATGTAGGAGCATTACTACCCTGTATCTTTAACTCGTAGACCCCCTCAGTTGCGGTGAAGGTTTGCTCTTTGACACCAGCTCCCCCTCCAAGACCCAGGTTAAAATCACTAAATAAATAGGAACTACTATCCCCTTGATTTCTTGACGAAAGAATTATTTTACCAAACCCAGAGGAAATTGAATTAATGTTTACTGACAATTTATAGGGTCCTGATTGTAATTCTGATATTTTTACACATTCGTCAAAACCATTTAGTTCTATGGCAGAAGGATTTGTCGTTTCAGTTCCTTCATATGTATCGAAAAAAGAGACGTTATTGTTTACTGCAATAAACTCAAATTCTCCTGTATTTATAGAATAATTCGCGGTTATCGAAACATTTTCGTCGGGCATCACGAACGAATCGTTAACAATTGTTACTCCTCCGCTATTTATCGTCCAGCCGTCAAAAATATATCCACTATCTGGTGTGGCAGAAAGCGTTACAGTGTCACCGACATTGTAGGTACCACCACCACCTTGTGTGCCATTATCGCCATCAACCGTAACCGCATAATCTATCGCTGTGTAATTCGCAGTGATCGAAACACTTTCGTCCGGCATCACAAACGAATCGTTAACAATCGTCACCCCTCCGCTGTTTACCGTCCAGCTGTCAAAAGTATATCCACTATCTGGTGTGGCAGAAAGTGTCACGGTATCTTCAACATTATATGTCCCCCCTCCAGTTTCGATGCCATTATCACCATCAACTGTAACCGTATTATCACCAAGAGGATTATCTAAACAGCTTAAAACTACTAATTGGTAAGTAGATTGGTTTTTAATTATTGATATTTTGTCTCTAACCAGGTAATTCCCGACAACTAAATTTAAATTCCAGGTGCTTGGTTTAAAAAAGCTACTTAAAACACTTAACTGAGGAAAATAAAACACATCTCCAATTTCAGTATCTTCCCATAATTCTGATGTATTAGGGTTTTGATTGTTAATTCTTACGCACCAATTTGCAACAGAACCATCAAAATAACCGTTATCAAACCAATTAGTTTTTATATCTTGAAGCTCATTGTTACTTGGATTAATCAGAGCCTCTTGATAAGGTATGCTGATATTATAAAGCGCAAAGGTGCTAGCCATATATTTCTCTGAAAGGTTTAAATTTGTGGTTGGATTATGATGCATTATCTCATTACTTTGGTACCTGATATCAGTAGGATCATCCCATTGTAAAAACAAATGCTCCGCTTCCGTAGACCACCCACTAAAGCATGCGTGCTCATCTATAGTATAATTCGCAGTGATCGATACATCATTATCAGGCATCGTAAACGAATTGTTAAAAATTGTTACTCCTCCATCATTTACCGTCCAGCCAGAAAGATTATAACCCGTATTAGGTGCGGCAGAAAGCGTCACTGTAGATCCAACTGTTTTTTGCCCGCCTCCAGAAACAGAACCATTTAAACTTGTAATTAAAACAGCGTAACTTGTATCAAACTCATCATCTACTCCATCGCCATCTGTATCATTTCCACTTGCACGGTCTGAATCGCTTGGAAAGTTATCGCTCTCATTCGCCACTCCATCGCCATCTATATCGTCATCAAACTCATCATCTACTCCATCGCCATCTGTATCATTTCCACTTGCACGGTCTGAATCGCTTGGAAAGTTATCGCTCTCATTCGCCACTCCATCGCCATCTATATCGTCATCAAACTCATCATCTACTCCATCACCATCTGTATCGGTTCCACTTGCACGATTTTCATTGTTTGGAAAGTTGTCGTTCTGATTGGTCACACCATCACCATCACTATCTCCAAGCGGCCCGTCTGTGTTGTCGGTATCAAACTCATCATCTACTCCATCACCATCTGTATCATTTCCACTTGCACGGTCTGAATCGCTTGGAAAGTTATCGCTCTCATTCGCCACTCCATCGCCATCTATATCGTCATCAAACTCATCATCTACTCCATCGCCATCTGTATCATTTCCACTTGCACGGTCTGAATCGCTTGGAAAGTTATCGCTCTCATTCGCCACTCCATCGCCATCTATATCGTCATCAAACTCATCATCTACTCCATCGCCATCTGTATCGATCCCACTTGATTCAACATAAGAAGACCTAATTCTTACATTAAGAGAGGGCATTAAAAAAATACCATCTTCATCTACAGAGACATCCCCATACTCCACCACCCAAGAATTAAAGACGTGCCCCTCTGGAGCTTCATCAGCTATAAGGGATATAGATTTACCTACATTAAAAACCCCAGTAAAATTAGACATATAAATTTAGGTCAACTCAATTGCTCGAAGCTGAACCTCCCTCAACCTCAACCCTGTAAAAGTCACTGAGCGCAACCCTCCTCCATGTATCTTGATCAACACAAATATAAAAATGTCCAGTATCGTATGCAGTTTGACCCTCCAACCCCAAGCTTAATCCGCTCTCCGGCAAGTCTGAGTTACCAAAAGTCGAACCTTCTAAGCTTCCTGATATTTGATAAATATCACCACTCATATTATCAATCCTACCTGACAACACATTAAAATCCTGAACAACATTATCGGCCTGTACATGATCAAAAACTCCACTATCTGATTTAAAAACTATTGACATATAAAAATATACACATTTTTCAATTACTAGTGCAATATTATAATTAAAGAATTCTCCGGAACGCCAGTAAGTAAGCGGGTTCTAGCAAAAAATAAAGTTCCCAAAAATAATAATTACATGTAATTTCAAGTATGGCGAAAATATTCCGCACACAAGAGTTAAGCGTAAATGGGGACAATATCCGCATTTCCGCAGATCAAAATGGAAATATCGTATTCAAAGACAAAGATGAAAATGTTGTAACAAGTTCAAATCAAATTACAACTGAAGTCTCCAGTCTTCATGCTCAACGCGATGGCGACTTGAACACAAAGAATACTGAAGTTTCCAGTCTTGCTGCTCAACGCGACAGCGACCTGAACACAAAGAATACTGAAGTTTCCAGTCTTCATGCTCAACGCGTAAGTGATGAGTCAGTAAAAACAGGTGAAATGTCCAGTCTCTCCGCTAAAGATCTTGATCTTGACGGTGATGTTTCAAGTTTAAAAGTTGAAATCAACAGTGCGTTGACAGCTTCAACAGGAGATCTTGATGATGACATTTCCAGTCTTCAAGCTCAACGCGAAAGTGACGAGAACACAAAGAATACTGAAGTTTCCAGTCTTCAAGCTCAACGCGAAAGCGACTTGAACACAAAGAATACTGAAGTTTCCAGTCTTCAAGCTCAACGCGTAAGTGATGAGAACACAAAGAATACTGAAGTTTCCAGTCTTCAAGCTCAACGCGAAAGCGACTTGGGTACAAAGAATACTGAAGTTTCCAGTCTTCATGCTCAACGCGTAAGTGATGAGTCAGTAAAAACAGGTGAAATGTCCAGCCTCTCCGCTAAAGATCTTGATCTTGACGGTGATGTTTCAAGTTTGAAAGTTGAAATCAACAGTGCGTTGACAGCTTCAACAGGAGATCTTGATGATGACATTTCCAGTCTTCAAGCTCAACGCGAAAGTGACGAGAACACAAAGAATACTGAAGTTTCCAGTCTTCAAGCTCAACGCGAAAGCGACTTGAACACAAAGAATACTGAAGTTTCCAGTCTTCAAGCTCAACGCGTAAGTGATGAGAACACAAAGAATACTGAAGTTTCCAGTCTTCAAGCTCAACGCGAAAGCGACTTGGGTACAAAGAATACTGAAGTTTCCAGTCTTCAAGCTCAACGCGAAAGCGACTTGGGTACAAAGAATACTGAAGTTTCCAGTCTTCATGCTCAACGCGTAAGTGATGAGTCAGTAAAAACAGGTGAAATGTCCAGTCTCTCCGCTAAAGATCTTGATCTTGACGGTGATGTTTCAAGTTTAAAAGTTGAAATCAACAGTGCGTTGACAGCTTCAACAGGAGATCTTGATGATGACATTTCCAGTCTTCAAGCTCAACGCGAAAGTGACGAGAACACAAAGAATACTGAAGTTTCCAGTCTTCAAGCTCAACGCGAAAGCGACTTGAACACAAAGAATACTGAAGTTTCCAGTCTTCAAGCTCAACGCGTAAGTGATGAGAACACAAAGAATACTGAAGTTTCCAGTCTTCAAGCTCAACGCGAAAGCGACTTGGGTACAAAGAATACTGAAGTTTCCAGTCTTCATGCTCAACGCGTAAGTGATGAGTCAGTAAAAACAGGTGAAATGTCCAGCCTCTCCGCTAAAGATCTTGATCTTGACGGTGATGTTTCAAGTTTGAAAGTTGAAATCAACAGTGCGTTGACAGCTTCAACAGGAGATCTTGATAATGACATTTCTAGCTTGAACGCTAAGATTGAATTGGAAGACGTTAGAGTTATGAGTGAAAGCTTGAGTGTTAATGATGAGTCCATCACTGTAACATTCCCAACTGCTTTCTCGGGTACTCCATCAGTAATAGGAATCATCCAAGGCGACGACGCAGATTCCCCAATTATTGCATGTCAGTTAGTGTCAAAAAGTACAACCGGAGCAACATTCCAATTCTCAGATGGAATTCCTACAACAGGATATACCATCGAGATTATGGCTTCTGTATAATACGAGCAAGATTATCTTATCTTGGGCGACCCCGTTTGGGGTCGCCTTTTTTGTGTAAACATATAAAATGAAAAATTGGAAAAATATATTCTTTAAAAAGAGAAACGATCAAATAGATAAATTTCAAGAAACAAAGTCAACTAGAAGTCAAAATCAAAAAATATTAAAAAAGAAATTTAATAAACTCAAACATAAAGCATTGTACCTTGATGCTGAATACGAAGAAGTAAGTGATATATTCGCTCACGCAAAAAGTGAATTTATTAGCTCTATCTTCAATTACTGCTCTAACAGAAAAATACGCCCACCATTGAGCGATGGTAAGAAGTCAGACGATACAACAAATAATAAACTAGAAACAAGTCAAGAGATGAAAGATCTCTACAGAGAAATTGTAAAGGTTACACATCCAGATAAAACAAAGTCTCTTGAAGAGGATGAAATAGAAGAAAGGACGGAGCTCTACCAAGAAGCAGTTCTAGGTAAGCAAAAAGGTGATTATTGGGGTATTTTTAAAGCTGCATTAGAACTCGGAGTTCCTATAAAAAACTTATCTTTTGAATATTTGGAAGAATTAGAGCAAACAATATTAAAAATAGAGGAAAAGTCTAACATTATGAAAAACGACTTGATGTATAAATGGTTCCATTGCGATAAAGAAGCAAGGGAGAATATTTTTGAACAACTTACAAAAAATCAAGAAAAGTACGAATAATTTGTTAATATATAAGACTATGATACAATTTTACAATGTAAAGAAAAAACAAAAAGTTAAAGTTGACCCAACTAAAATAACAAAGCATGCATATGAAAAAACCGCTAAAAGTGGCAAGCTTACGATTCGATATGCGTTAAAAGCTGTGGACGAAGATGGCACAAAGCTCACCAAGTTCTGCAGTAAAGCAGATTATGACTCAATAAAATAGCGCATAAATATTTTTTTCAACTCGAATGGATAAGCCATAAAATGTAATATAAAAGTGTGCTCGTCGACGAAACGTGGCTCAGTATTAAATTCATTCATAGGAAAGATCTTTCGGTTAAAACCAAAACCGTCACTTTCCTTCAATACATCACACAATATTCCTTGATCGCCGCCACTTGCATATAAACTACTTTTATCGCAATCTGCGTTCATCCATTTTCTTATTATGTTTTTTGTATAAGAATGATTTCTAAAAACAACAACTCCACTATTAAGCATCATACCTTTGGTAATTTTTTTGTTATTCGTGCCAATATCTTCACATGCAATAATCTTTTTTGTACCAGTGCATCTAGAAAGTATATCTTCGAAACGTTTTTGTGGATTGTATATGATTGTATCTGAATCCATCCATACAATGTCTTCGTGATCATCAAAGTGATTGAGAATCGCGCGCGCTTTCGACCAATTTGCACTAGCATCAGCTTGTAGTTTTTCGCGATAAACATAAAATGTATATCCATTTGCCAAACAATAATCTCGCACACTCATCTCAGAACATATCGCATAATCTGCAATCTCAGGAGTATACAAACTAACAATCGCGATTTTCTTTCCAGGATTGTATACTGTGAACTTCTCCTTGGGTACATCCACTTGATTTAAATGCTTACTTATGTATTTAAGGTAATCGCGGCCAACAAGATTAGACCATTCATCTTTCAACCTTAAAAATTCTTTATGTTTTTGTGAATCAATTTGGGAACTATTTTGTTTCTTTTTATTATCAATTGAAAATTTTTGCCAGAAATTCGCGCCAGAACAATCACTATTCCAGGGCTTATCTTTACCTATAAAATGCAAGACAAAAGATTTGTAACTTGATAAACTTGATTTCTTTAAAAAGTGCTCTCCAAGCTTGCAACCAGTTTCGTAATTTTGAGATACCAAAATATCCCCCTCAACCGAAACGAACTGTTCGGAGCTTAAACAATTTAAATTATCGCTTAATATGGTATAATCACACCTACAATATATATTAATTATATCTTGATCACCCCCGGTTAATGGAATTTTTTGATGGTTTGTTTTTTTTATTTCAAAACATTTTTCAGTGAATTTATTTTGTCTTAATAAATCAAGGTTCAATAACATAACTCCAGTATTGCCTATGATCTTATCGCCAAACTCAACAGGATTTTTATTTTCTGTTGCAGTTCCTTTTGAGCCATTAAATGTTCTCCAGCCATTTTTTATTTCAGGTTTTAACGCTACGCCTGACTTGTTCAATTTAATATCATCGAACAAACTTAAATCAACAAAAGGAATAGTGTCTATATCAAAATACAATACCCGACTTACCCCTAAAAGTATCTCAGGTATTTTTAGTTTAAGGTTTGTGGCGCTTGATAAATGATCAATAGATCTACAACTTTTTTCGGTTTTTATAGCAATCTCGGAATGCAAATATACCTTAAGATTTAAATTGTTTTTATTTTCAATAAATTGTTTTAATGGAATCAATTCGCTTTCTTTACCTGAATAAATTAAATGTATATTTATACTTTTGTCTTTATTTTTTTGACTCAAAGCATTAACTGGATTAACAATGTAATTTATTAAATTTTCATCGCAACAAAAGCATACATCATAAACTTTCCTTTTCTCGGCAATTATATTTGCAATATCTTGTTTTAATTGTTGTTTGTATTTAACCCACCAAGATTGTACTTTCTTGGAATGCTTAATTATCCACTCTGTATTCTCAAGAAGTAAATTTATATCGTTGGATATATTATTCCAAGAGGCAGTTTCAATGAGTGGATGTTCGCCAAGCATATCACTCCAATAATCGCTCTTCTCAACAATTGGAATTGCGCCCACTTCTAGCGCTTCGTACAATCTAAAAGTGTCAACGCTTGTGTTTCCACGAGGGCATGGTACAAAAATTGAGTCACTTAATATTTTTTTATATTCTTGAGTGCTCAAAGAATTGCCCGATTGCCAACCCTCGGCTACATGAAGATGATATTCGCCATTGCATTTTTTCAACAAATCAATCATTTTTGAGCGATCACCTTGTGCATGAACCTGACCAGCGAAACACCAAGTATATTTTTTATCCAATGAATTCATTTGGATTATTTATGTTTTAAATTTTTTCATTATTTAATGAGGTACATTCATATCTTTAAGCTGTTCTGCATGATATAATATATTTTCCGGAGAAAACCTTATTTCTTCATTGTTACTTGAAGTATATTCATAAATTCTATCAATTCTATTAAAACTTTGAAAACTATATACCATCCAAAAAGCTTCAAGAGTACTTTGATCTTTAATATTTAAATCAGCAAAAGAAACAAATTTCTCAAAATCAATAGGATGATGACCCATGAAATGTATCGCAAAATCACCCTTTTTATAATTTTTTGGATATATATTTAAATCATGAGGATTTTGTATTGGAATACTATATTTTTTTAAAACTTCATTAAGATATTGTTGGTCAGCATCTCCGTTCCCAGCTTGATGCCTCCAATGCTTATCAGTTCCAATAATTCTATTGTCCCACCACTCATTGAGTATTTGCCTAGATAAATCAGAATTTTTAAAAAACACAACTCCACTATTCGCTGTTTGATTTGAAAAATAAGCTGGGTCTCTACATATCAACACGTCCTGATTTTTATCGATCAAGTAACCCTGCAAATCAAAACTTCTATTTGCTATAGCTATATCCATATCCATCCAACCAACATACTGAAAAGAATCAATTTCTTTTAAAATAGATAAAGGTTTTTGAAAAGCTACATGGGTAGACTTATCTAATGTTCCCACCAAACCCCTCCATTCATAACCCATTTTATTGCAGTAGTTAGAGACAGACCGAACACAGCCCTTTCTGTCTTCATAATATTTTTTATCAGCTAATTGTATAATACATATTTTATTTTTCACAATTTAAATCCTTTCTTGTATCCCAATGGAATGAATGTTACATTATCTGCTACAGCATCTTTTCTATAATATTGTCGAAATACATGTTTAAAATTTTCGTAATGATCAATTTCGGCGTGACAATGTTCGTCGCTCAAATGAACCAATATACAATTTTTATTTTTTAATTTTTCAAAATATTCATTTTGTTTTGCGCGCAATTGATTTAGGTTTTCGCGGATTTTTTCTGGGTATATGTTTATGTTTTTTGCATACATATCACTATAAATTATAATACTATCCTTAGCGACAACCTGCATTTCGGTATCAAATATTTTTTCGTAATCATTATTGGCAAATAATTCATCAATAAAATCTTCCTCAAAAAGATGTTTTTCCAAAATAATAATTTTACTACTTACTTCATCAATAGAGGTTGAACCCTGAATTTCAAATCTATCATTACGCCCCCTTACATCAGAACTTTTATCCCCCTGGGTATTTCCATTTATCTCATGCCTCTGGCAAGACATTAAGGGGTTTAAGTGAAAAATTTGGCCAGCTCTTCCTTCATCAATTAAACCTTGTTGCAAAAAGTGATCTACAGCACAATCCATCCCATATTTATACACCTTATCGCACAACCTCACGGCAGCTTCTTTACTCAATATATATGAGTTGGCATTCATATGCCAAAAAGAATTTAAATCGCCGAAAAATTGATTTTTTTTAATTCTGCAAAAATAATCATTATATCGAATTAATACATTGTTATAACGAGGCGTATTCCAAGGTTGACAACCCCCAAGGAAGATCAGAGAATATTGCTGTGGGATACTATTACTAAATACTTGATTCCAGAAAACTGTAAAGCCATCTTTAAAAACATTATCATCCTCAAGTATCAAATAGTTTGACGCAGATTTATCCTTTGAAAGTTTTTCCCACAATCTAAAATGACTAATTGCGCAGCATATCTCACCCCTGCTCCTAGAATTCCATGTTTTAGGAAATAAAAGCTTAACTTTTTGACTATCCACATTACTACTTGAATCTGTCGCGGAGAACCTTTG